AGATGTAATGAATGAGATAGTAAGTTTCATACCTAAAAATATGCTAATAGAATCTATGGCTAATACCCGTAACATCAAGTTAAATAATGGATCAAGTATAAGAATAAGTACCTGTCCTGGAGAAGCAAGAGGTCTCACAGTTAGCGAGCTAATCTTTACTCACTCAAAAGAAGACTATGACCCTAGCTATATCTACACAGTACTATTATGCATAGAAGATAAGAAACACAGAAGAATTATAGGAATATAATAATGGAAGGCCAGGAAAAAGCTACCCCTCTAAGTGAAGTATATTGGAAGGATTATCTAAAAGATAAGTTCCCAGAAGTACCAATACTGGATACTGATGAAAACAATAGGATAACTCCTGAGAGTGCAATAGCGCTTAGAGAATTTTCTGGTGAAGCAGTTAAGTCTATGTGTGAAATATGCATAGATAACCAAATGAAGCAGCATGGTAAAATAACCATTAAATGTAATGGTCTTGCGTCTTCTAGTCAGCTCATAAACGAAGAGATAAGACACATGTTCTCAGAAGAGGATGTGCAGCAATTAGAAGAGATGGCTAACCCTTATGCATGGGCCGATAGATATATTGACGTAGGAACACCTGAACATAGAAGAATGTTTAGTCCTAGATGGTATCAGGAGCAAATGGTTAGATGTACAGCCAAGCGTAGAGCATATAGATGCGGTAGACGTGTTGGTAAAACATATTCATTAGCACTAAACATATTACATCGTGTTCTAACTAACGATAATTATAAGGTTCTTATAGTAACTCCGTATGAAGTACAGGCAGAAGAACTTGTAACTCAGGTTAGAGAATTCTTGTATAGGCTGGATCCTGATTGGGGCTCATATAACGACCTAGTAATTAAGGACGTAAAGTCTCCAAACTACCTAATGCAGTTTACTAATCGTTCTCGTATAAGAGGTTTCACAACAGGTTCATCTGGGGCAGGTTCAGTTCGTGGACAGTCAGCTAATTTAATAGTACTAGATGAAGTGGATTACATGGGCGAAAAAGATTTCGCAGCTATACTAGCTATCTTAGCGGATAACCCAGATACAGAATTATGGGTAGCATCCACACCTGATGGCAAGAAGACATTATTTGATCTAGAGAAATTAGCTGGCTATAAGAAGTTCCACTTCCCAACATTCGTATTACCTCACTACAATGACAATCTAGACACTGACTTTAAGGATCAGCTTACAGACGTTGGATATATACAGGAAATCATAGCTGAGTTTGGTGCATCTGAGATGGGTGTATTCCAGCATTTCTATATTGATAAGTGTGTACACCAAGACATGTCTCAGGCGCAAAGAGATGATGTTCTTAAGAATAGAGATAAGTATATAGTAATACTTGGTTGTGACTGGAACGATGATAGGATAGGCACTAGGATAGTAGCTCTAGCATTTGATAAGCTTAATAAGAGATTCTTTGTAGCTGAATATGAAACAGTATCTAAAGATGGATGGTCTCAGGTTGAGGCAGTACAGAGAATTATAGCCATGAATAGAAGATATAAGTTTGATCATCTATATGTAGACGAAGGATTCGGCACAAGTCAGATACAGTTCATAAAGCAGTATGCACTAGATCAGTTTGGTACACTTCCACCTGATCATCCAGACATTAAGCTAGCAGAGCTAGTAGGTATAAACTTCTCATCTAAACTTGAAGTGAGAGATGTAATAACTGGTCAAGAAGAAAAAAGAGACATGAAGACCTATATGGTTGAGAATGCTGTTAGATACCTTGAAAGACAAATGTTCGTATTTGATGAGGACTATGATAAAGATCTAATGGCTCAAATGGGCAACTATATAATTAAGAGTAGATCACCAACTGGAAGACCTACATTCACTGCAGAAGATGCAAGAATAGGTGACCATGACTTAGATGCATTTATGCTTGCTGTTCTTGGTTTCAGTATGGAATATTCTCAGTTCTTAAATTCACAGGTAAGTGATGTAATAGTTAAGCTTGTATCTAGAGACTACATGAAGGGTAATGATGAATTAGACATATCAGATCCATTTGACTATAATCCAGAAACGTTGTTTGCAAATCCTGGTTCAAGAAAGAAACCAACTGGTCTGTTCAATAGAGGAATATCAGGCTATAATAGATCAACATTTGACAAGTCAACAAGCTTAGGCGAAATAAGAAAAGCATTGCCAAAGGTAGGATCTGATGGTCTTTATAGAGTTGGCAATGAGACAAACGTAAGGTTCGCTAAGAAAAAAGGTAAAGGGAGAGCAAGTTTCGGATGACAAACATAGCACAATCAGTAAATACAGTTACGGTAACTAATGAGATGGTAGATAATGCTGTAGGCATATGCTATTTTGATCCTCTTTCAGAAAGCTTGATTGAGTTGAGTCAGCTATCCGAACATTATATTACAGTCGATCCGTTGCAGCAAATAGTTAGAAAATACTACATAGTTGTAGCACCGGGTGAAGTAGTTAGCTATGTAAGGGCATCTGTTTCTGAAGAAGGAATAGAAGACATGTTCTCAGTTAAAACTATAGTTGGCACTAGTGAGCCAGGAGTAGAAGCGTTTTCTGCGCTTCCAAACTTTAATAGCTATACATATCCTAGCCCTATGGCAGGAGACTTTATATCTTTATGGCTACTAATAACTTCTAAGACTCCTCTTAATGAAGTGCTTAATATAGAAATAAATCTAGAGTATGAGTAAACTATGACTAGAGAAACAGAAGATTATCTATCTGACTTCAGTGAAGGAATAGAAGACTTAAAGGATATAAAAAAGACATTGTACGACAATCTATCCGGAGTAAAGGTCAGGGTCAATAATAAAGACTCTGATCTTTCTTCTTCTATAGACCACGTATTCGGAGATAGAAGTAATGATCCAAATAAGGACTTTATAACATTCGATATGTTTATGGAATGTCTAAAGATAGTTAGAGCTGGATCTAAAGCTAAAGCATCAGAGATAATTAATAAGAGTACCTAATGTCTACATTTAATAAGTCAGGCATGTCTAGCTATATGCAGAAACAAAGAGCAGAACTATATATGGAAATATATCAGTATGCGGCTGAAGACTTCTCTGCAGTATCTGATTCTAAAATTTATGAGCAAAAAGTAGAAACCTTCTGTAATGAAGTAGAGCGTAAGCTCACAGCTCTAGGTAGTGCATTGAGGAAACATACACATCCCATAACTCCTCATACACATAGTATCCCTCAACATACACATCCAGAGACACCACATACACACATTTCAAGTGCACCTGGTAGTACCACATCGGTACAAATAGGTTCATACTCTACGGCTGCTAGTAGTACTCCCAATACGTTACCTAACGCAGTTCTAGATACACAGATAGCAAACAATGCAGCTTCATTCACATGGAGACGCACAATAGTACCTTCACCAGCAGTTAATACAACTGGTGCTATATCTAATATAACTCAGAATAAGATTATAATATCTGTAGATAAAGAAGGTATCACAAAAAATCTAAGGGCTAAGAAAATAGCCATACTAAACACACCTGACGTTCCACCAAACCTAAGGATAGCGGCGACAATATAAATTATGGATAATTTTACACCGACTACATCAGAAACAGATATGGGTGTTTCAGAAGCACTGCTTCATGCTCAAAGGATAATTGATGCATTCTCAAAAGCATTAGAGAACGATAATTGTCTTCAGGTTATACCTATTGCAATGTTTGCTCAGGCTGATGAATATGAAGCACTACTAACAGAACTATCTGACGACATGAAGACTTCAAGTAATGTCTCTCAAGACGTTGATGAAGTAGAACTTGGAACCACTGGGTCGAATACCTCTAAGCCAGACCAGGTAGCAAACTCAATAACATCCTCCGTAAGAAGAAGAATGCAGGACGACTGTATTAATTGTGATCTGGGAGAGTTACCTAGCTTTGATATGGATAAAGTATTCGGAGATATATGGGGCAGCGTGAGTAAGTTCATAGAAGACATAAAAGCCTTCTTCGATGTAGATAGACCTAATTTTTGTCAGTTCACCTATATGCTATCCTTCGTATGTATACCAGATCTAATAAAGATACTTGCCATAATACTAGCAGCTATACTTAAACTTATGTCAGGACTACTATTAGCATCCTTCTCAATACTATCTTTTATAATGGGTATAATAGGTTCAATAATATCATCACTACTAAAGTTTATTGTAGCACTAGTTAAATATGGCCTAAGTCCAGTTGGATGTTTATTAGAGGCAATAAGATCTATTGTTGATAATATACCAACTACATATAATCTTAAGGATCAGCTAACAGCAGAGGAATTTAAGTTATTAGGCATAGAGGAAGATAACCCAGAAGACTATAGCGGAGTGGTTAGTAAACTTCATAATGATGTTAAGTCCACCGGTAGAGGTATGACTGACTCAGCTAAGAAAACATTTGAGCAAGCAGCATTAGTAATTGAGTCTAGTGCAGCATCTCTACAGTCTTCAATAGAAGACCTATTAGGTGTTAAAGATTATCTACTATGTGAGCCACAAAGAAGTGGAAACAATATTGTAGAAAAGGCAGAAGCATTATTTCAACTAATAATGGTTAGTAATCTACTTATGGCTATGATAGAAAACAAGTCTAAGGCAACAGCTCTAGATGAAATATGTAGAGAGCAGGACAGTGATTATAGGTCAGTTAATAGAAAAACTAAGCCATTCACAACTGATGATATAGCATCTGTAATAGGTGATGCCTTTAATTCTACTACTACCATAGTAGAATCTAAAGACGAAGACATAGCTATATTATTAACTCCAAATGAAGGACCTTCAGCTAATCCAAGACTAAGCTTCTTTGAATGCTCTATGAATGAGTTTATAAAGAATGCTCACATGGATCCAATAATTAATAATGCCATACAGGTAGCTGAAGACGTACTTAAGGGTGAAGGCCTTGATCCAAGAGCTACCAAGTCTCCTAGGACAAACATAGATGATCTAGTAGTAGCTGACAATCAGCAGGTACTTATATTTGGCCAGAACGAGAACAGTCTTGATGCTGAGATAAGTAGAATAATAGAAGAGGTGCTTACATTTAATACTACCGATGATGTATCATTCAGAAGAGCTATATCAGAGAAGCTAGAGTCAGACACATTGCCAACTGAATACCAAACACCAAAAAGAAGCAGTACTATAACAACTAATCCTACTGCAGAAGCTAAGGCTAGACTTAATGCAAGAGATCCTATAGATCTTAATGTATCTGGTTTCTCTGGAAATATAACTAATAAACCTATACAATTAAACTGTGGAACCATAGATAACTTAAGGGACACACTAGATCTATTAAAAGAGTAGGAACTAAATGACTAACATTATACACAAGACAAACTATAGAGCTCTAAGTAAGACATCAGATATAAGTGATGAGATTAAGAGTCTCACCTTACATAGGGTGAGGAATCCTACGACTTCATTTTTTGCTAATAGTGGAAGGTATGGTAACAAGAACTTCATAAGACATGAATATGATCTGTATGAATACGGAAGAATAATTGATACTGAAGCATTAGTATCTAGAGCGTTCCAAAAGAAGAAGACACTTGTATTTAAGCAAGGCTATGAGATAACCAGTAAGAATGCAGAGAACTTAGCATACGTTAAGAGAAGACTAGATGAGATAGCATACGTATCTAGAATACCTTTCAGAAAGCTCCTAAGAGAGACAGCTAAGAATATAATTACTTTTCATAACGCTTACATAGTTAAGGTACGAAAGAAGTCGGCTTCATCTGGTAAGATGAGATTATATAGAGGCGTTAAAGAAGTAGAACCAATAGCGGCATGGTTCAACTTAGCTCCAGAAACTATAGAAACCAAGATTAATGAATCTGGTGAAGGTAAGAAATTTAGACAACATATAACAGGTAATAAGTATAGGGACTTCCCTGAGCACAATATTATTCATGATGCCTACGATAAGCGTACAGGCTACACAATGGGAACACCTCCATTAGAGGCTGTTAAGGATGATATTCTAGCATTAAGAAGAATAGAGGAATCTGTAGAGACTTTGATATATAAGTCATTATTTCCTATAATACATGTGAAGGTTGGTACCGATAAGAATCCAGCTAGAACTATGCCCAATGGAGTATCTGAAGTTTCAGCTGCTACTCAGCTTCTAGCTAACATAGAGGATAATGGTGGATTAGTTACCTCTGAAAGAGTTGAGGTTAATGCCATAGGTTCAGAATCATTAGCACTAAGAGTAGAATCATATCTTGATCACTTCAAGAAGCGTGTTTATGCAGGCTTAGGAATGTCAGGTATTGACTTCGGTGATGGAGATACAACAGGTAGAGCTACAGGTGAAGTGCTTTCAGCATCACTTGCTGATTCAGTAATTGATTATCAGGTAGAAATGGAAGACCTTATAACAAGAGAAATGTTTGATGAGCTTCTATTAGAGACTGGCAAATATGCTCACCCATTTGAAATATCAGCCGAAGATAGAGTGTTCTTAACACTTAGAAATACAAGTACTGATGAGATGATTAAGAAAGAAAGTCATGCACTTAATATGATGAACTCTGGCCTTACACTACATAATGAAGCTAGAGAATTCATAGGTAAGGAACCTCTAACAGAAGAGCAGATGAGGGAAACATCTGGCTATAGAAGTCAGAAGTATATGGATGAACTAGAGGTCAATAGACAAAATCAGATCAATGAGTTCCAGGCTGAGCAACAGATTAAAATAGTTAAAGCTACACCAAGACCAGCAGGGGCGAGTGGAGGATCATCTTCTACACCTAAGAAGTCTAGTTCAAGTAGTTCTACAACTAAGAAGACTAAGTCTGGAAATACAAAGACTAAGAATACTAAAGCACAAGGTGCTAAGAAATCTGCAGCTAGTATAACTAGTCCAAAGAATAAGAAGACAAGGGACTATATTTCTACCTCTCTAATTAGATCTATACAAAATGGTGAAAGCCTAGATAGAATATCTATTAAGGCAATGAGATTATTCTCAGACTATTCTGTAGGAAGAATGACTAGTGGAATTATGGATTCATCTGAATATATGGACGAGAATCTAGAAAGAGAAGTTATGAATGCAGTAACTAGAATGTGTGATGACTTAAGTTCTAAGTCACTTAATACTATTAAAATAACTACCATCGTAGACAAAACTATTGACATATTAAACGTTTATGTAAATAATGTCCTTATAGGATCTAAATAATGAAGAACAAATTTAAAATAACATTAAAATTAAATGACGCCGATTATACTAGGTTGATGGATGCATCTAAGGATTCAGACATTAAAAGTATTAAGGTTAAAATAGAAGCTTCTCATTCTGGTATAGTAAATGCTAATAACTTTTTCTATACCCCACATGGAATGAAATCAGGAGTTAAGTCATTTGTAGAGCCATACAGTAAGCCTGTAATGGTTGCTCATGACTCTAATGCAGATGCTGTAGGTAGAGTACTTAAGGCTAAATATATAGACTACCCTGAAATAGTAGCAGACGTTAAAGACGTTAAAGACCCAGTAGATGGTGTCGATGCTATACTAGATTTCGTCAAGAAGAATAAAGACTTCAAGAAGAAAGGATACAAGGGTTTAGGTCACGTGGAATTAGTTGCTGAAATAACTGATTCTGAAGCCATCGAAAAAGTGATGGATAAAAGATATCTAACTGTCTCAATCGGAGGTGGTGTCGACAAAGCGGTTTGTAGTATCTGTGGTACAGATAAAATGACCCAAGATGACTCTACTGACTACGAAGATAGGTGTAACCACTGGAGAGGCGAAACATATGATGGCGAAAAAGCTTTTCTTATAGGTGGCAAAATGGAGTTTAATGAGGTATCATACGTCAACACTCCAGCAGATAAAAACGCTGTCAGTGAAGTAATCAACGACGAAGCTAATCAAGAAATTTTCTCTAACGGGAAATTTGAGATTCTGGACTTTGAAGTAGAAGAAAAAAAAGGAGTTAATAAATTGAAGAAAAAGTTAAAGGATATTCTTTCGGACAAGAGTATTGTTTCCGACACTTTAAAAGCTCTAGGTCTTAATAGTTTTGCTCTAGAAGATGAGCAGTACGGAAAGCTTAGAAAAACGTCATACCTTTTTGCGAATGACAAAGCTGTTCCAGTAAATGATAAAGCACATATTATTGCTGCATATGAAATCTTATCAGATGCAGAAGACTCTAAAGACTTAGATGAAGCCAGAGAAGTGCTTGATCGTAAATTTGCAAATCTTTTTGGTAAAGACATATCTATCGAAGATGCTAAGAAAGAACTACTTGATTCAGTTAAAACTGATGAAGATGTTTCTGATAGTACAGATACTGATGATGTCGGAATTGATTATGACAAACTTGCTGACAGTGTAGCTGCTAAAGTTACTGTAGCGGTGGTTGATCAACTAAAAGATTCATTCACGGTTAACGACTCATTCTTGGGTCAAAGAAACGAAATTCTAGAAGCGGAAGTTGCAGGCCTAGAAAAAGAGATAGATGCATTGACTGACAAGTATAAGTCAGCTATGATAAATCAAATTCTAAATAAAGAAGATAAGCTAGAAGATGCTACCTATAGAGGTAAGCTTGAATCTAGAACATTAGACTCTTTAAACGATAAACTAGAAGACCTTGGACTTGCTGCTAAGCAGGAAGAAGATACTTCTAAAGAGGAAACCATTACTGATGAGTCTGATAAAGATAAAGTCACGGATACCTCTGTAAATATTGAAGATGCTTCAGATGATTCTGGCGAATTATCAGATGAAGATGGATCAGTTGAAGACAATGTTGAAGATAGTGCAGATGATGTATTGTTAGATATCGATGTTGTAAAATCTGAGTACAAGAACATCTTTAAGAAGCAAGGCTTTAGTGCCGCTAGAAAATATTTAAAAGATCTAGAAGACGCTAAGAAGCTTCCAGATAATTTTACATTTGCATAATTGGAGACAATAAATAATGGCAAATAACCCATACAGTCAAGTTGGACCGTTCAAGCATAAGTTTTATGATGACCGTGGCCACATTACACCAAATTTCGAATTCTCAGAAGGCATTAGACCTGCTGGTGAATTTATGCCTGCTCCATATCTTGCTGCGGTAAGATTCAATGTTTACTTCGAAGAGTACTTTGTACTTTCTGGTGGTAAAGTTGTTGCAATGGATAGCGATGGTTACATCGTACCTGCAGGTCTTAAGAAGCAAGCTGCTGCATATAAAGCAGACTTCGATGCTAATGGTGAAGCGTCAGCAGATGCATTACCAGGATTAACAAAATATACAATTGATGATGTTAGACGTGGCGCTAATAACGCTAACTTAGTTGCTGTCACAGATGGAGAACCTGTTGTTAAATCATTGTTCAACATCGCTGGCGGAGCTCCTCTAGCACAAGGTATCACTATCTCTAATCCAGTTGGTGTTTCTTCATATAACTACTGGGCACATCCAGGTGGTAATGGCGAAAACCCAGTTGATTTCAATACTTATAATTTTAGTCTACAGAATAAAGTGGCATTCGTTTGTGATTATCAAATCGAATTACCTTTAGTAGAAAACAAAGCAACTTATGATGCTGCACCTTTTGCTGGTATGGGATCTATGATCGCTGCTGCTGGTACAGTTAAATCAGGTATGTTCGTAACTTATGATGAAGATTCTAACTTTGTAATTACTGCTGATGATTCTGGATACGGTTATGGTACAACAACTTCTCCTGCTGAAGTAATAGGTCAGGTACTTAGTACAGATCTAAGACTAGTAAGAGATTACCTAGACAGAGTACGTACTAGATACGATAACTTTGGTGACCTTGAAAAAATGCCGGGAACAGCATCAGAAGGAAAATCAGACACACTAGTTTATTCAGCTGGTTACGGTCTAGTAAGAATTAATCTTCAAAATAGATAAGGAGCAAGATTATAATGTTTAAATTCAGAGATCACTGGACTCCAGCAGAGTTAAAGATCAAAGACGAAATAGCTGACTTAAGATATACATTCCGTAACGGTGGTATTAATTCAGATGGTTGCAAAACAAGTATTCAGGATGCAATCTCAACTCCTAGCTCACCCTTAACATTTAAACGTGTTATTTCAGAGGTAGTACAGGAAGCAGTAGAACCTAACCTAATCGGTACAAGCTTACTAAGCAGAATTGATTATGACGGATATGGATCTACTATTACATTCGGCACTATGGGTGCAGTTGGCGGTATTCAACTAGATATGGCAGAAGGTCAGGAATATCCTGAATTCGGAATCCAGACTGGTAACGGTACTGTAACAGCCAACATTGGTAAATCAGGTCTTGCACTTAAGGTTACTGAAGAAATGATCAAGTATTCTCAATGGGATATTATCGGTCTTCACTTAAGACAAGCTGGCTACGCAATGGCTAGAAACAAAGAAAGAAAGATCTTCGATCTAATTAACAGACTAGGTGTTGTTGTATTTGATAACTCTAACCCTGCTAACTCAGAAATCGGTAGAACTTCTGGTAGAGATTTAACTGGAGCTGGTAACGGTTCAATGACAGTTGATGATTTATTCGACATGTATGCTAAGACACTAGAGCGTGGATTTACTCCAAACGTATGTCTAGTTCACCCATTAGCATGGGCTACATTCCTTAAGGATCCAGTATTGAGAGAGTTTGCTCTACAATCAGGTGGTACTCAAGGCGCATGGTTCAACGGCTTACCAACTAACGTTTCTCCTAATACACCAGATGTATGGAAGTCACTAGGTAAGATGCAAGGACCTACAGCAATGGACCCTTCTCCAGCAGAAAGAGCTCCAACGCAACAGTCTACAATGACTATGCCTGGCTTGTTCCCATTTGGCGGATTAAGAATTATTCCTTCACCAAACGTTCCGTTTGATACTGTGAATAAAACTACTTCTATAATCATGATGGATACATCTAACTTAGGTGCTATCGTAGTTGCAGAAGATCCAATGTCAGAACAGTGGGATGATCCAGCTAGAGACATCATGAAGATCAAGATCAGAGAAAGATATGGTATGGTTCTTTTCAATGAAGGCCTAGCAGTATCAGTAGCTAAGAACGTAAGTGTTGATCCTAATGAGATCGTACTACCTCCACAAGCTACAGTATCTGGTATCGCACCAATCGTTAGAAAGTAATTTCTAACCTGTAGATATATATAAAGGGATGGGGTCTACCTATCCCTTTTTTTATGTATAAATATAAGATATACTTTACAACAGTTAAACCATAATACATTTAGGAGTTAATATGGAAATTAAAATCAGACTAGTTCACGGCGCATTTATCTTTATAGATGATTTTTCTATTAAGAGATCTGACGGTGACGTTAAAATAAATCTAGATGGTAAGCCAGATGCGTTCTTAAGAACTGTCGCAACATCTATTGCCTGTGGTGTTCTGCAGTCAGAAACAGCTGCTATTCAAGTAATAGAGTTAATCAAGAACGGTAAACTTAGACAGTCAACTGCTAATTCTATCGGATTAAATTCATCTAATGGATTTGAAGACATTATTGAATCTGAAGTTGAAATTCTAGAAGTAGAACTTGAACAGGAAGAAGAAGTGGAAATCGAAGATGAGACTGATGAAGAAGAAGATGAAGAAGTAGAAGTAGAGGATGAAATAGTTCCTGCTGATAAACTACCTCAAGACTCAACTCTTGACAGCGAAGACGAAGAGCTTAAGAAACTACTAGTAGGCAATGCTAAAATAGTAAACAGAAAACTTAAGTCAGCTAGACTTACTGAAGACCAAAAAGAAAAGTTGGTAACAATAGAGTCAGATACTAGAAATAGAACTACTATAATTACTGCTATCCAGGAAGCTTAATAATGGCTATAGGAATTGATGTAATAGATATAATCAATTCTGAACATCAGCTAAAAGCTCTGCCAGTAGGGGAGAATATTAAAGTTCTTCTCTCTGAGCAGCCTGATCTTTATAGCATAGATAACTATATTGCATTAACAAGAGTTCATAAGGAACAGAACGTTCCTAACCTTGGCGATATATTTTTAAATGAGATAATAGATAGTTCAGAATATTCTCGGGTACAATATGAAACAAGCCTAACTCAGGTTGCTGATGGATATATTTTAACTATAAATCCGGAAGACTTTTTATTACCTAATTCAAACTACTACTTAATAGTCAGCAAAGACTTGCCTCCGCTATCCTACCTAGTGGACAAAACTGTGTCCGTGGGTGGCTCAGAAATCTTTATTGATATAGATAGAGAAGGTACTAGTGAAGATGCAATATTCGAACTAGAGGTAACATCTCAATCAAACCTATCTTCTGGCCAGCATGTTGTTGGTTTTTCTCTACTAAAAGACTCAGTACTTGTAGACAACTACTCACTAAATATTAAGAATGCTAGTACAGTAATTCCACTTAATGGAACAGCTTCAATAAGGTTTAATCCAAATGTACCTTTTCTTCTTGGAGAGAAGTTTGAGATAACTACTGAAGAGATAATAAGACTTGGTACAACTAAGACTCAGGCAATCTCTACACACCTAGACTCAGAGGTAATTGAGAGCCCTGTAAACACCTCTACAAGGATAAGCCAACAAAACATATTAGACTACTATGAGACAGTTCAATTAGGTTCTACGGTTGCTCAGGAGCAAGCAGAGGCTAATGTAGTTGCATCATATAGATACGTCTATCCAGATAAGATATATATTGAATTTCCAAATGAAATTAAAGAAGCCTCTATAACTCCAGATGCATTTAATATAGATATATCTTACGCATTTAACAATTATCTACTTACACAGATGGGCATGTTTAATGAATCTAAGAAGTATGTAATAACATATGAGCTAGACTCACCAAAGGTAATCTTGTTAAAGATAAAAGAGGATACTGAAAACTTAGTCTCAGATCCAGAGACATTTATAATCACAGGTGCATAATGCCAGTTAAGTCAAGCTCAAGAAGTAGTTACATCTATAAGAAGCAGAGGTTCTCATCATTAGGTGCTGCTGAATCTAGAATGCTATCAGAGTCAGACATTAGTTCTAGACTTAAGCTTAAAGAGAGACAAACATCAGGTGGTGAGATAGTATACCTATATGCAGTACCATTAGAACCATACGTTTATGCCGGCAAAGACAAAACACTAATATGTGGCAACCAACTAACACTAGATGCAATCATATCAGGCGTATCATTTGATAAGCTACTAATTCAATGGGAACAGATCTCAGGATTACCTTCACTAATAGCAACACCTACACAAGAAGACACAATAGTAACAAAGTCCAATGGTGACAATACCGATAAAGTATTTGCTCTGCAAGTTACTAATAGAGAAACTGGTATACTTAATCATGATAAGGTAACAGTATTTGGAACACCTACAGATAGAATTATATTTGATGGCGGTGGCTTTGGAGTTCAGAATTTAACTGGTGCTAAAAAGTCAGACCTATACTTCACATCAGAAGCAACAACAATACCTAGTGGACAGGATGGCTTCCAGTCTAATAATGCTACTAGAGCTGCCTCATGGGAAGATATACCAGACCCAGATAAGCTAGTAAGAGTTGATCTTTTGGAGAATTATAATGGCGTCTATCAGGTAGTTAATAGTGCATATCCACCAGATAAATCTATATCAATAGTAAATAGTAGAAATAAGTTAGTTCCATATAAGCTAAGATTTATATATGACTTTAATGGACTACCAGGAAAAATAGACTCTAATAGAATTTATGTAGAACCAAATATTAAAAGTGCTATTAGGCATGATAGAATACCCTATATATCTGGAGTAATGGGATCAATATTATCTACTACAACCAGGGCCCAGATAGGTCAAAAAGATATTTTAGATCCAGCTAGATTAGCACAGCACGTAGTTACTTCTAGTGCTATAATAGGTACAGAGAATAGACGCTCTTTAATAGAGAAGAGCAATACAAACATATTTGAATTAGCTCAGCATGGATCAGTGCTTAGCTTTTCTTCACAACTAACAAGACAAAATAAGGGAAGTATCGGTGGTGGCTAATGCAAGACGCTAATAACTTAAAACTAAAAGGTATAATTACCTGGAAACTAAGAAACTCAGATACACTATGTGTAGAAGAAGAAGGAACTGTTGAAAATCTCATAACAGAATATGCTATGAGGAATATTGTTAATGGTGGACAAATAGGAAGTAACATATTTATCTCATCATCATTAGCTGAACCCAATAAGTATATCAATAGTGTACCAGAAGTTATTGCTTATGGTGCAACTGAAATTGGCATAACTACTCCACGTTTCATAAATAAGACAGATACGGTTCCTATGCATGGTCAATGGCAGAAGAGATTTTATCCATCAGGATCAGAAAGAACCATAAATACCATAGGTCTTACAGCCACAAGTTCAGGTACTACGGCTACTGCTGATGCTTATACTAAGCTTGATACTGCATGTATTCAGGGAGTTACTCAGATACTAGATATATACTATAGAATAGAGTTTCTTGAAGACAATACGTTTGGTGTTGCTGACTTTGGTATCTATGGTATGGCAAGAAATGCAGTAAGTAATGTCGATGCCTACGACCCAGCTGGTGTCTCAGCATCTTATATGCTAGGAGCAGCAGGTAGAAATGATTATTACACAATGGGGTATAACTCTACCCTTGATGAGAATGACGCATGGTCCATTAGGTGGGACAGTGTTAATACTAATTCCGTAAAAGTCTTTGGAAGCATAAGTAAGAACTCAGCTAACTATAGAGCAGATATGTCTTGGAATATTCCAAAATCATTCATAAATGACTCATGGCCAGTTACTGGTAGAATCTATGGTGCAATGAATTTTCAGAACATTAATAATCAGTCACTTGCAAGAGCAAGAGTACTTCCATCAAATGACCCAATGCTACAGCCTATATTCTTCCACAACAGTATAGCTACTGGTCCATTTGAAGAGGTCAATACATTATCAGTTGGCGACGGAACAATAACTCATTCAGGCATATGGAATAACGATACATGGCCAACACATTATAGCTTATTGATAAATAAGACTGGAGATACTGGCACCAGTAGATACTCATTTCTTAATAGAAAGTTTACTGGGTGGATAAATAATACATTTAGAACTAGGTCGGTAACTGATGCTTTTGGTTCTGCTTCTGAAATATTTGGAGTTGATAGAGATACAAGAACTTCATTCCCAATATCTAAACACTCAGTTGTATGGTGGCATGATGACAGAAATGGTAAAGGTAATGTAACCGTAATAAATCATATAACTGGTGACTACGATATCTACAACGCTGATAGTGCAATACCACTTACTGCACTAAATCCACAGCAGTGCTGCGGGTCAGACAATACGGACAGCGCCGATATATGGGTAGCATCCCCTACCGAGGGACTATATAAAATAGAAAGGCCAAGTGGAAACATAACCCAAATAGGTTTCGCACAACCACACATAGATGCAAGTAAGTGTTATGCAGTTACACTAGGTAAGAACGGCAGAATATGGGCAATTATGGAAGGCGCATTAGTATACTCCGACAATCAGGGAACATCGTTTACTGACTTAACAGAGAGTACTACCCCATCGTTTACCATACCTAATATATCAAACTTTAATTGGGATCAAGTTCTATACATGCATGCAGATAGAGATACTGATGCAGCTAATGATCATCAAATGATTATTGTTAGAAGCAATGGTACGTCATCCGCATCAATAGAGAAATGGAGTCTAGGACCATCTGGTCTAGGTGTTACTTCTAGAATGAGGACAATTAATGTTCTTGATCCTACTGAAACAGACCCTAATAAGATACGTCAATATGCAACAGGATCTGTTAATGCAGTTACTTGTGCACATAAGTATGGCCTATGGCAGTATACTGATTTTTATGCCAATCCTGCATATTCACAATCTGGTATGTATACCTTTGGTGGAGCCTCCCTTGTTGGCTATGCATTCTATTACCCTAAAGGTCTAGGATTTGTTTACGATAGCTATGGTAATCCATATGCAGTATTCATGAACGATGAGGGAACTGGATCTAGCAGACGTGTAGTTACACATAATCAATATGGCGTAGCAATTGGCTCTCAAGTAGACCACACCATTACGTTTTTAGGTGACTACGGTCATGCCTTTATTCTAGACAATGGGATAATGGTACATGGAGACAAGATGTTGGCACTCAACAGTATGGACTCGGAGTTCGGTCATTCAATTGAGAACACCATAGCAGACCATTATGGCTACAATGATACTAGTTCATCCTGGGAGTTAAACTATTATGGAACACCAATAGTTAATAATGTTGGATCATTAGAAATGAGAAGAAGTAACTTTGATGTTAACTCATGGAACTTTGATGGAATCAGTACTTATATTGATGTGCAACAAAAAGACTATTATGAAGTTGATGGGGTCAATGCCTGGGCACTTACCGTATCTTCTAATCAAATAGCTGATGGAAATACAAAAACAGTAATGTCTATGAATGCTCCAAAGTTTGAATTTAACTGGATGGATAGTTCTGATGTTAATCAGATGTCTATTGTATGTGGGGCAAGCACATTAGGTACTGGTGCAAAGATAATGCTTGGGGCTAGACCAATCGACAATAATGAACATAGACTGTTCTTTATAGTTGATTCAACCAATAACTATATGACTGTCTATCTTGATGGAAGTATCATACTAAATAACTATAGTCTAGGAGGCGCATATAAGTTCGGCAACTACTCTAGGCTAGTTCTTGGCAATAATACCTACAGAGGACCGCTAAACTACTTCAAGGGGACAGTAAGAAACTTTTGTATGTACAAGGGTTCGTTAGCGGTATCAGATGCAATGGTTCAGCTTGACTATACTAATCATGTGAATTTACCTAACAGTAACGTAACTGACATAGGTGTTACAGCTCAGCGTGACTACCTAGATGCTAACGGAGACTTCGTTAAGGCTGTTGGTGCGTACACTAGCTATGATGCCCCCACTAAAACAGTTAATGCTAATGGTAGTAGCTATGATAAGTACCTTAAAGTAATAGATAGAGTTAGGGACAGGGATGGATTAGATAGTACTAGGCTAAACTTTAAGATTAAGTCTGTATCTCAGACTTCAGTAGGCTTTGATTCAGATAGCTCTCCACAGAATACTAGTGCTCCAATAAAGGATCAAATTGGGATATGTCTTGTTGTGCAGAATTCATCAAGTGCATTAGTGTACTTAGAAGGTGTTCTACTAGCGACACTTCCTGCATGGACAACAGATACTGAGTTTGGTATAGAATTAGATGGTCATACATTTAATGTATACGTAGACAATGTATTGGCACACTCAGAGCCTAATGTTAAGACAACAGAACTGGCACACAGCATTTTCTTTACATGTCATTATTATGACGTAATGGCTGTAGAGATATTAAGCCTTACCTCTACTCAAACGATGAGTACGTCAATGGTGCATGGACACTGGCCAATGAATGATTCGGTACCTAAGACAAATACAAAGCTGACTCATACTGCTGAAGAAGCATTGGTTGATGGCATAAATATTAAGTTTGAGGATACTGTAGACGCTACATTTAACTGGTTTAATGGAGACAGATATACATTCGCTGCATGTGATGGATTCCTTAAGGATAACATTAGAACATTCGCGGGGGCATACTCATTATACTGGAAACCAACAAGATCTAATGAAACAGAGGTTAGTCCAGTAACTATCGTGTCTAACTCTACTATTCCTGGATCAATATCTGGAAACTCATATGCTGCATACTCTGTAGCTATAGGTAATCAAGGTAGTGGCACTGGTGCGTTCCATCCTAAGTTTGTATACATGGAGACATTCAATAGAGAGAGGATGCTACAGGTATTCCTTAATGGAACTGAAGTAACTGAGTATTTAGAGGATCATTCTAGTACAGGTGTAGATAACCTAATACAGTCAGGAACTGCCATAACGTACTCGAGTAGTAATACTACTGATGGATTTAGGCTGAGAGCCAATATGGGTGATCAGATATGGCTTAGACTAGAAGATGGTTCTATACATCTGTCTACCATAGTATCGTTTGGCGCAATTAACTCTAACATAGTTAACATTGCTGATGCGGTGCCAGGTATAAATCCATTTAGACCAGAAGGTGTAATATGGGTACAGAATAGTAACCTAGTACAGGGAGAGGTGGCGTTTAATAGATTCCTAGGAATATTTAGATTCCATTCTTCAGATGCTGGTAAAATAGTAACAGCTAGGTATACATACCTACATGATGTTTAGGATTAAGCATGCCATTTAATATTCCTAATGAGTTAATATCTCAAGAAGTATATACGGGCTGTCCACCGGGTTATACCCTGGTGGGCGATGCCTGCGTAAACAATACCACAGGAAAGATCTACCATATAGTAGAGGCATCTGAGTATGAGTTTGAATATTATGAAATAGGTGGAGAGCTAATAGGTAGATACAGGTTTAATGTACTTGGAGAACCAGAGGCACCACCACTATACTTCTCACAGAATGTTGCCTTAGACAAGATGAGTAATCTAGAGATAGATAGTCCTTCTCAGATAATTAATCCAGAAGAGGGCTTACTAATATCAAACCTTATCCATAACTATAATAGCGGTAGCCCTGAGCTACTTTTCGACTCTACATTAACCAGTAATGATCCTGACTATGAGAATACTTTCCTATTCGGAGAGTTCTTCTTATTGCCTAATAATATTGCATCTATTAAGAGAATTAACTTCAGCTATGATATAGTTCAGAATGGTAAGGTATTTAGTAGCTGGACTAACAAAGTCGGCACAAATGATTTTCCAGACTTAACACAAGAAGAGCTACAACCATTAGTTGACCTCTATATAGGCTACTCAAGAATACCCAGTAAAGACAGACCAGAAGAAATGATGGTAGATGACTCAGGTACTCCAGTTACTCCAACAATTGCCAATAAGATAATTGGTACAGAGAGATTAAAGTGGAAGACTCTTAGGGACTCATGCTTTAAGTGGACTAGGATATATGATAAGTATAGCCTAAATGAACACTTCTTAGATAATATACCTACTGATGGACAGTACATACTCCAGTTTAAGGCAGTTATAAATAAGGATAGGGTTGAGGAGTTTATTAATAGTAATGCTGATTCATCTATATATGTGGACGGTAGCATGAAGTATAAGATGTTATTTTATCCACCATCAATATATATGTATCCTGCAGATACTATAAGCAGAACTATATCACCAAAAATAAATGCTATAAACAATAGCGTAGACGAAATCATATTTAACGCATCAAATAACTATAAGACTGATGGAAACGTACACTATATGATTGAATTCTTGACTGCTAAAAATAGCGGAGATATACTATTCAGAACTTCTTCATATGGTGCTCATGACTATAGTGAAGGATTCCAATGGTATGAGTCAGCAGACTTAGATTCATGGACTCCTATATCTACAGGCATGCCATCATTTATGAACTCATTTGATGAGAACAATGGTTCTGACTCAGAACAAACAAAGTATATTAAATACATCTTGTCAGATGATGCTAAAACTCTTTTAGAAGATGCGGCAAACATACTGTTTAGAATAAAACAAATCGACGGAACACTCATAGCATAGGATAACTAATGGCTAACATAATTTTAAGACTAAGTACTGGCGGAGCTGGTGCAACTAATAGTAACCCAAACCTTTCACTAGGTGGCCAAAGAGCTACTAACGCAGAGGCTATCATAACAACAGCTAACACAACACTAAACAACTTGTTTGATGACGTAAGTAAGGCTGAGAACTTTAATGGAACTACAGACTATAGATGTGTGTATATTCATAATGATACTCAGAATGCTGCTGAGATATTTGCCAATGGTGAAGTCTATCTTAACGGTGGATCATATGCCTCTATTCAAGTAGGTATTGGTGTAAAGAATGCCGTAGCTCCAACTATAGCTAACGAAAATACAGCACCTGCAGGCATAACATTCTCATCGCCTACTTCAGCTGCTCCACTTGCACTTATGAGCGGAACTAATCAGCTTGATGCTGATGACTATATTGCGCTATGGATAAAACGTACTGCAAGTAATATAAGTGGGTCAGGAACAGTTACGGATAGTATACCTCTTTCGATTCGTGGAGTAGAGTAAGTTGTCACTCCCGATACATTCATATTTCGATTTTCAAACTTCGTCTATAATGTATGATGAGTATCTTGATTATTTAGATCCTACCAAGATTCAATCATTTCAAGATTCTCCGGGAAGCAATTATTTTAATGGTATCAATTTCATTAGCATAGTTCCTGAAGACTTTGATGATCTTGGAGCAAGCGCTACAGACTATTCTTTTAGCTTTGTGATGTGGGATAAGTATAAGATATTTACTCCACATCCGCTAACCTCAGGAGAGGTAGATCCTACCAGAGGAAATAGACTTGCCGGTTGCCCAATAGCTCAAAAGAGAGTCGGCGTAGTAGAACAGTGCTTAACTCAAGTCGGTCATCAATATTTAGCTGACGTTATATATCAATCATACGACTCAGGTTCAGAGCAAGTCACAATGAGATTTAAGACACCAGTTGCAGCAGACCTGATAGCGCTTGGGGAAAGGTTCGTTTTAGCAAGAAGCATATCTCAGGATTCAGTATTTACTGGACTTGGATCTGTGGACTATGACGTATCTAGTCTAGTAGAAGAGTGGTCAGGATCAATAGTTTCCTCTGATGGTATAACAGTAGTCGTACAACTAGATAGTACTCCAGCAAATGCCGGAAACCTTAGTGACATAAAGTACATCGCTCCAGACAATCAGAGTATGTGGATACTGCCCCTTGGTCAAGTCACATCTGGTGCAGACTCATATAGCGGAGAGCCTAGTAATATAGGTATTGCATCTTGGACATATTTTGATACTAGTGCCAATGCGATAGGTCCTTTCACATGTATAACTCCAAAAATAAAAACAACATACGCTTCTATAGATGATTTATTTAAGTACTTCATAATAATAGAAAGAAAGCCTGGGTTCCAGGCATATAATAATGGCTTTAAGCTTATGCCAATTTCAATAGTTTATTAGAGGTTAATAATGGCTGTTACTTTATACAAGTGGGATGACGCAAGTGCCCCAGCAATACTAAATAGTGGTACCGGTTTAAGTACGCTATTAGACATACTAGATGCATGCCTAGTCAATGGGTACGGCGCAAAGACTGCAGCAGGATGGACAAAACCTTTTGCTAATGCTGGTAACATAGGTTGCTACAAAAACTCTGTATCAACCGGAGGAACTGGTACTCATTATAGAATAGATGACACCGACCCTAAAGATTCCAGAATAGTAGCATATGAAAATATGTCAGATATAAATACTGGCACATTCCCATTCCCAACAGAGACACAAGTACCAGGCGGATTAAACATAAGAAAGCTTGTTAACGCAACAATTGGTAATGCTGCCAATGATGGTAAGTGGTACGTAGTTGCTAATGAAAGGGCGGCACATGTATTCTTACAAATAGGCCCCTCTCCTACTTATGGAAGCTTCTATTTCTTCATAGGGGACATAATTTCATTCGGCCCTACTGATACATATAAGGGATACATACAGGCTGATATAGGCATACAGACAAACTATAATCCTGGCATGGTACAGGTAGGAGCTAACACCACATCGCCTGGTAGATACTTTGCTAGAGACATATCTGGCCTTACACTATCATTCGCCGCAGGCATGCATGGAAACTTAGCACTATGTGATAGCTACCTTGGTTACGGGAACACTGTTCGCCAAGCATTCCCTAATCCAATAGATGGTAATTTAATAATAACAAATATATTTCTGACACATCCAGATCCACAAGTAGTGAGAGGTATGATGCCTGGCCTTAAAGCACCATGCCATAGAAGACCATTTACTAACCTAATGACACATACAGGTGATGGAGATCTAGCAGGCAAGACATTCTTAGCCATGGACGTTGGATTCGGTACAGCATCTGGCTCACAAGTATTAGTAGAGACATCAGACACTTGGTATGTATAGGTGGCAACATATGATCCACATGCTGCTAGTGTAGTTAGCTTACTATATTTTGATAATGGACTTACTGATGAGATAGGTCATTCTTGGTCTGGAAACGTAAGTCCTTCAGGTGGAGAGCTTACATTTAATGGTGCCTCAGCTCACTATATATCAACAGTACCAGCAGTAGCCGATCATGTAATAACTTACGTAGATGACTGGACTATTGAATTCAGAGTAAAGCTTAATGCCAGCAGTACATCAAGTAGAGTAATTTTCTGTAGAGGCTATGGTCCTGGAAGCTTAGGCTTTTGGGTATCATTAAATCTGACTGGCATATCTTGGGTACAGTCTAAAAATGGAACAGGATCAAGTACCGATTCACTAGGAGCATCGTTCTCATTTACTCCAGACGTATACTACCATATAGCGATATGTGGACAAGGTACCTTTAGAGAGATATTCGTAGACGGTGTAAGTATTGGATCAAAGACCTTCATTACCTCGTGGAATTCTTCAGCAGGACAAGAGCTATTTCTTGGTAGGTTAGATTATGCAGCATATCAGTATAACTTCTATGGAACACTAGATCAGTTTAGGTATACAAAGGGTGTAGCTAGATATACGTCTGGCTTTACAGTTGGTGGACATATTTGGCCGGACCAAATAGAGATAACAACATTCAGAGATACTATCCTTGCAATACAGCCCACACATTACTGGAGACTTGGAGAAGGCTCAGGCACTATTGCAGTAGATGAGATAGGTACTTCCAATGGAGCATACCAAAACTTTCCTACGCTCTCTCCTGAACTTAAATCGGAAAAATACGGTAAGCTTCAATTATTTACTCCATCTGATAATACTAGGGTTGATACTGGATTTGCACTATCTCCAGCAGAATTTACGTGGATGTTTATAGCAGAACCATTAGATTCTACTGATACTGTAGTCATATCTAATTCTATGTATTATGCACTAGCTCATGCAGATTTCCCATTCTCAATATTATTAAGCACCACGGCTGGAACTTCTACCGTAACTGTAAAGACAAGCTCTGGTGATAACTATGTGGCAGATCAAATACTCACGCATAGTTTTACTGAGAAGTTAGTCCCATCTATATTTGCCATAACATATACTTCTACAACAATATCTATATACATAGATGGTCAGCTAGCAACATCAGGTCCAAGCTCTTCTCTATCTAGTTCGGGATTGAATTGGCACTTAGGAACATATGCGCAAGAATATGCTGGTGGAGTAGGTTCGGCATCTAGATATTCTGGATATATGGGTGAAGTATCATTCTTTAATAGAGTACTAACTACTCAAGAAATAATCGACGCCTACAATGCAATGTCAATTTCATACAGAAGCACAATGCTGGACTTAGTTCCACTAGCATACTGGAGACTTGGCGAAGCATTAAGTACAGATCCAGTAGTTGATGAAATGGCAACCTATCCAGGAACCTATGTAGGATCACCTACAACAGGCGTTGCTTCACTTCTTGCACTAGATAGCAATACATCTGTAAAATTCAATGGTGCGCAGTACGCTCAGTTTGGAGACGTATTAGAGTTAGACGCAATACAGTCATACTCAATAACTGCCATAGTTAAGGTAAATGATCTTTCATCTGAAGGTGCAATAATTAGTAAAATTATGTCTACCAGTCCATATACCGGTTTCGATATATTAATAAATCAGGGAAAGATAAGAACTCACTTAATTAATTCATGGCCAGCTAATGCTATATCCTATGAGACAGGAGTGGTACTTAAGGTAGGAAATACATATCAAATAGTAGTTACCTATAATGGAAACGGATTACCTTCTGGATTTAAAATATATGTTGATGGAGTAGATGTACCAGGAACAGAAATAGGAACATCTGTATCTACAGGCATAAGTACTACTAAGCCTCTATGTGTAGCATCTAGGGAAGGAGCCACATATTTCTCTACGCATACAATTGATGAAGTTTCTATATTTGATAGGGTAATATCTCAGGAAGAAATCCTACTATTAATGTCAGTAAAGTCAGGAGTTCCACCCTTATCATTTAATGAAACAGTAATGCTGTATGATCCAATTGCCTTCTATCCACTTGATGAATCAGTATCTCCTACGGTAAGTGACGTGTCTGGAAACAATAATCATGGTGACCTATATGGAGGAATAACTTCAAGCACTTCATCTAATCTGCCAGACAGTAATTCATTTAGTTTTAATGGAGTTGCAGGAACTTCGATACTAATAGACCATGATATACAACCAACATCCTCAACAATTGGTGTATGGATTAAGGCATCAGTTACGGTAAGTGGCTATGCGGCAATATTTGTTCAAGTAGGAGCATACTCTTTATTTTTAGTAAGCGGTGTACTTGCCTCCTATGACTGGGGAGCATCCACAACTAGGTCCACTGGTGTAAATCTAGTAGATGATCAGTGGCACTTTATCGCTCAAACAATAGATGGTTCGAATAATTCTGCAAAAATTTATCTAGATGGTGCCTTACAGCTATCTACATCAGTAACTAGAAATGCAAGCTATTTATGGCCAACACATAAGGCATCCATAGGATCTTCTAGTGATAAGAATATTCAGAACTTTAATGGACTAATAGATAATGTATTTCTTATAGATGGGGTACTTACCGATGATGATATTCGAGGAATATATGCATCCAGGAATAGAACTGAAGAGATTATCTATTATCCTATAGGTAGTCTAAATTTAATAGATGGACTTGAAATATGTACACAGGCATCATATCTCACAAGACTTGTATTAATAGACTTAGCCAGCAAGAGTCAAAAATTTGACAGCATAGATAAGGTAATACTAAATTCATTAAGAGATAGTGAATACAGCCTTAAACTATTCGGTGACGGTACAGCATCTTCGCCATCTTTAATAATTCACAATAATAAATTAGTTAATACTACTTCACTAAATGCTAGACCATATGTAGGCCTAGACAAGCACGCCGGCGTTACAGCACCAGCAACAGTCCATATGAGAAATCTAAATAGGATGGGTAAAGGCCATATTAGTGGATCATTAATAGAGGACTACTTCATTGGTGTAGATAGCATCAGTGGGAATATATATAATCTTGGAGTACCTACTATAGGTAGAGTACTATTGTTCGATCAAGACAAGATGCAGCTGGTTGCACAAAGTACAGGTACTAGCTATAACTTTAATAACATCGATCAGTCATTAACATATATGATAATAGCGTACCATGTAGATGACCCTGATAACATTAATCCAGTAGTACAGGGTAATATCAGACTAGGCATTGCTTGATACGTAGGGCTCTTCCTAGTATTATACTATAAACAAAAACCTCAAGTAGACCTCATAAATGGTAGATCAAAATAAAAACATAGATTTTTCTCAAGCCAGTACCAACCTAAATAGTCCATATCTCAATATTGACTTCGATGTAAATTCTGGCGGAATTACGAATGATCCATACTCAAACTACATCCTTACTCTGCAACCAGTAGCCTACTATAAGACAGATGAATTATCTGGAACTACTGCTATAGACTATACTGGCAATCAGAATAATGCTACTTACGTTGGAACAACAACCTATCAAGAGCCATCACTAACTCTATTCGGTAATTCAGTTTCATTTGATGGTGACGATCATATTCTTATACCAACAGGTATTATACAAACTGGTGCATCAGTCAGAACAGTAGAGCTGTGGGCTAAGAAGACTTCTCTTGTAACAGTAGGTCAAGTATCTGAAGTTCTGTATATGGCAGGGGAGATGACTAATGGAAGACTGCTTGAGATATCTTTAGTACCAACAGGTATACAATTTAATATACAAGGCACTACTAAGCTACATGTACTTGATTACTCTAATCAGACATTACACATTGTGGCTACCTATAATGGCGGGATCCTTCGTGGATACATAAATGGTACGGAAGTATTCTCACTAGTAACAACATTAGACACATCTAGTGCTGCACACATGGTCGGCCAAAGATCAGATGGTGCATATAAGTTAACTGGTACAGTAGATAATATTGCTATATATGACAAGATATTAAACAGTTATCAAATAGAGTCAAACTACTCTATGGGTACATTAGGTACAGTCCCAGCAGTGGCTGGCCAGGCCTATGTAGATGAAGTACTACTTTCAACACCATTACTCTATTGGGAATTTGAAAGCTTAGCCAATAATATCGTAGATGATAGGTCTGGAAATAATTTACACGGTACAGTTTCAGGTAGCTGGGCTTTGGATTCTGGTATATTTAATTATGGATTAAGATCTAATGAGGTAGACACTAAGAGAATAGAGGCACCACTAGATTCAAGATTAGATAATATTAAGTCAGTGGAGTTCTGGTTCAAAGACTTCTATACAAATAATAGTAGTACCTCGATACTGGAATACAGCTTAAATAATGGGTCTAGATGGATAATATATGGAGCAGACGGTTTCTATAAGTTTCCTTCAGTCTATAGAGACAATGGTCTCCAATTACAATCTCCCATCGATTATAGGATGATTTCTGAATGGAAGCATTGTGTACTTAGGTATGATTCCAATACCGGAACCTCTAAGTTTTATATAGATGGAATAGAGCAGACTGTGTCATATGCAGGAAACATATTTGCAACAGCACCAGGCGGTAAGTTCGCAGTTGGATCTTACTTATATAATGGGGCACCATATTTTGCTGGTGGTCCGCTAGGTAACATAGATGCTGTAGCGGCATACGATACTTCAATAACTACTGATGCCATAGGAAGACATTATCAGATTGGTAAGCTTGGATATCTTTATGCAGATAATTATGAAGACTTAATAGTACAACTAGATCCAATCGCACACTATAGACTAGATGAATTAACTGGGACAGTCGCAACAGACTCTACGACTAACGATTATCACGGTGAATACATAGGCGGTCTACAGACCCAAACAGGTCTTATAACCAATAGTACTGCTGCATCATTTGACTCAACCCACAGTATGCTAGTAGACAATACAGAACTAAATATAGCTGGCGACATAACCACAATGTGTTGGATAAATATACCAACAGCAAGCTCTTCTCATGTCGTACTAGGGTGCATGCAGCCTGGAGAATCACTTGATGCGAATGCATTATATTACCTAGCTGTGCTGGGCAATGATCTACAGTTCCTGCATGAGTATGGATCTGGATCAAATGTAGTAGCACAAACATCTAATAGCCCAATACAGAATGGCGTTACGCACCACATATGTGCAAAAAGAGATACCGTACTTAAAGAGATAAGTCTTTATGTAGATGGGGCCAAGGTGCTTACTTCTAGCTATACTCAGGACACCACAGGCGGTAGTTTATCCAGGTTCAGAATAGGATTCCCGTCAGGAACTGGTGCTAATGGTGTAGTGGATGACGTACTTATCTTTAATAAGACATTGTCAGATTACGATATTAACTATCTATACAATAAAACATTAGAAATACCAACACTAGAATACTCAGAAGCATACGATCACAATAAGCTATCTTTAGCAGGCAGTGGTACTCAGCTTACATCAGTAGATATACCGGCTAAAGATTTTACACTTGATCTAACTGGCAATGTTGACACTGAAGGCACTAACATACTTACAGCTAATGAGCCTATAGGTAATAGATTTCAGTTAGAGTTCTATAGGACATCAAATGGACCATGGCAGAATGATGTCTTTACAGATGCATCATTGAGCATATATCTTTTCTTTAAAAAGATACCTGGAGAGATATCTTATCAACTAGGAGCAACTGGATACTACTCTCCAATAGTATCAGACAATGCAATCAAGTTATCTCTTAGGAAATCAATAACTAATAAGAGTAGGCTCACATCCTATATTGGTGGCACACCTTCAGAGGTTGATGCAGGAACAGTAACCCCATGGTTAGCATCAGATATTGATGGAACAAATAAGATAGTAATTTCATTTGTAAGAAATGACTATGGAAAATTAAACATAGCTATATTCTCAAATGGTAATCTAAGAGAGATAATAACTACTCCAGATAGTTTCCAGAGTTCTGATATTGCAGACGGTACAGTGCTATTTCATCACCATAATTATAATAATGATCCGACTAACTATGAGTACATAAAGTATTTAACATTAAGAAATACTGTATCACTTGAAGTAACAGACGATTACCTGTTAAGCATATTCTCAGACTCACCAGTAGCATACTACAGAATGGATGACGCAGGTGCTACTGATACTACTATGCTAGATAGTGGGCCAAATCAACTACATGGAACATTCTCAAATACTAATACGGTAAGCTCCGATGGTATTGTAGATACATCTATACGCTTTGATAAAACAACCTCAGGTATTGTTCCTGACTCAACATTTTTTGATTTCTTGACCGGTCTAACTCTTGAGCTATGGTATTATCCGGAGAAGAAAGGTAGTGGTGCATACTTCTTAGTTAAGCAAGGAACTACTTTTAACTGGGGAATATATAACGCAGGTAATTCATTAGACATAGATCCTATTTTTTATCTTAGAACCAGTAGTGGACTTAGATTTATGCAGCCATCAGTTCCAATAACTAATAGGGGAAGATGGTATCACATAGTCTGTACCTATGATCGTGTAAACATGCGCATATATGTCGATGGACAATTATCTAATATTCAAGCTGAAACAGGTACTATAACTCAGCACCCTGGAGACCTTGAGGTTTCTGGATTTTGGACTGGAGAAATATTTGAAGGTAAGCTAGATGAAGTTGCAATATTTGATCATGCCATATCTGCTAGTTCAGTAAATGAAAGATACCTAATGGGTATTAACTCAGTTGCACAAGATAGTTTCTATGGAAGAGAGATAGCTAAACTAGATCCTGTGACATACTATCAGATGGAAGAAACTTCTGGTACTAAGATAAATGATTCCACTGTATATGATAATGATGGGACTGCAACTGGTGGCTTTACACTAGCAGCTGGTGCCGGTATATCTGGCACATCAATGAGCTTCAATGGTACTAGTTCACGTATACAAACAGGCTCTATGGTTGGCTCACTTAAAGGAGCACTCTTTGTAACTGTATCTGTTTGGTTAAAAATCAATCAGTATCCGACACAGAATGCAGTAGTAACATTCATACCATCAAACGGAAATGTAGGTTCAACTAACCCACCAGTAGAGCCAGGACATTCAATATCATTAACAACAACAGGTAAGATAGTATTTAAGGCGAGAGGCTACACTAACTCCCTAGTAAGAGCATTAACATCAGTTGCCACACTCCCAGTAGGTGAATGGGTCAATGTAGTGTGTGTTGCAGAACATAGTAGTGCCACACTATATACATATATAAACGGTACTCTTGATAGTACAAGAGACTTTTTAACTCCAAATGGTAGCTTCCAACCTAGTGATACAGTAACAGCATGCATAGGCGGACCACTATATGCTAATGACTATCAAGGTTATTATGATGGACTTATGGATGAGGTTGCCATATTTACTAGCGAACTAAATGCCTCTAAGATATTTGACCTATATAACTATGGTATATTACCGACATACAGCTACAGAGTACTGTCTAAATTACCAACTGCTTACTATAAGATGGACGACGGCGTTTCGTCAGTTGCTGCAGATAGTACCGGTAATGGTTATGATGGCCTACATGTAAATACTACTGAGGGATTAACATCCATAGAGTTTGCATCAACTGCATTTAATGGAGTTGATGGTCTAATCCAAATACCTGCAGGCATTGAATTTGAATCAAATAACCAAAGCATAGAAGTATGGATAGCTCCTATTGTATACGGAAATATATATTCATATTTACCACAAGGTGCCAATGAGGACTATAGAGGAATAGCGCTATTTGCTGGTCCAAGTAGCATATCATTCAGATGGGGGCGAGAAGGTGCTAACAGCTTTAACGATCTAGTTGTAGCTTCACCTGGATTCATAGGTGGTTTCAATCATCTAGTAGTAACAATGGAATCTGGTGGTGATGCAGTCATATACGTTAACTCAACAGAGGTTGGTAGGGCAGCTATAAATGGAAACATATCTTGGACAGATAGCTCAGCATTTTCAACTAGTCCGAACATTAAGAAGGCTTCCATAGGAGCAGAGCCAGTTGGATCTGTGTACTCAAACTTCTTCGAAGGTACAATGGATGAGTTCGCAATATATTCTAAAACATTAACCCAGTCAGAGATAACAGATAACTATAACTCTAGAATACTAGCACCACCAAACACACATACGTTTACGCTACCATATAATGTTGGTAGAATAACACTAGTCGAACATGATTTTCAATTTGATTACACATTAAATTATATATCAGATATAGAACAAAATTACGAATTCCAATACCTACTATATAGAGAAGGAGTACCAGTGGAATATCATTTCCAATTAAGATATAACTTAGAGGCACTAAACACACTCGTTAACTCCGAATCACCATTTGAAGTAGAGATGATATCTGCCGATCTTGGGTTCTCAACCATACCAGTAGAGTTCTCTTATAAAACAACATTAGTTCAGATTAAGACATCAACATTCTTCTTGAGATATAAGTCTAAGTTAGATGCATCTATTAGAACATTTAATCTTAGATATAAGACTAATAAAGAATACTCACCTGTTGTATATTCTCTTGAGAAGAATACATATAAGCTTTCCCTGGTTGGATTGAAATCTAGAAACTTTAAGCTTAGAAGTAGGATAGGTTTGGTGAACGATGTAAGGCAGGTAAAAGATTTTAATCTAAGATTTAAGTCTGAGAAAGGTAAGGTTAGGACAAAAGAATATTTCTTCCTATACGACATAGCCTATGCCAACACTTACATTAAGACATTTAAGTTGAAGTACAATACTAGACAGATTCCTTACGAGCTAGATACTGTATTTACATTCTCTGGTAACTCATTATCCATAGAGATGGACATGACATCTATTGAGAAGTCTGCATATAGATTGTTTTTAGACAATGGTAACAGAATACTGGGCTATGAGTTATTAACAAACTTTGGACAAGACATAGATACAGGACCAATAAGTGTAACATATGATTACGATATATCTATACCAACATATGTACCTACGAGTTCTGAAATGGAATTCTCTAAGGATCTAGTTAAATACTACGATGGCGTTAATGGATGGAGTCAATTGGCTTCTGATATAAATTATGGCGAGGGAATAACAATAGCTGCTTCTGCGCTAGAGGATCTTCCAGGTAAGAGACCATATAGCTTAACTAGAGATGCACATAATATACAAATATTTAATGAAGGCTACTATGTTTTCGACTATACAACTGAGTCCCTAAAGAACCCAGAACTATATATCATAGATACTAATACCAATAGAGTTATAAAAATGGGTACTAACTATGACGATATACTTAACATGGTTAGAATAGTAATATACTTACCTGCTGGAGACTACACACTAGTAGCTGCATCAAGTACTTCTGGAAACATAAATTCAAATAGTAATGACACTACATATACAATAGATGCATTTGGTCCAGACTTCGGACATAGCCAAGAGATCATGGTAGCTAGCATAACTAACTATGGATATAAGCTACCAGAAGAATTAGATCCAGGTGCTGTATTTGATGTTAGAACGCTAACCTTAAATGTAGACGGTATTGACTTAGACTCATCATTATCATTCGCAATACTTAATCAAGACTATGGTTCACTAGGAGTAAGATATAGATCTATGCTTCCAAGACAAGAGCTTGAAGAAGTTGGGTACGATCCAGAACTACTAGTTATGTCAGGCAACATAATGAGAGCTAAGATTAAAGTTCCAAACCTATGTTGCTTCGGCAAGAAACTCTCTCTTGATGATTTTGAGTCTATATGCTCAGTACCTCAGCTACTACCAGAGAAGAAGAGCTACTCTGCAAGTACAGATATAAACAAGAGGTATACATTCTCATTCGACTATGAAGTGGATCAAATAGTTAATAGCATGTGTGAGATAGAAAAGACTGCTATAATAATTTATGATGATGACAGTAAAAATATAAGCATATCTAGAAACTTAGGTACATCGTGGCAATCAGTTGGATCCATATTCTCAATATTTGATCATAATGTAAGCGGTACAAATCAGGTTAATAATACTAAGGTAACGTTTGCAGGAAGCGGCGGAACATTTATAGCAACAGTAAATTTAGGAGACGCATAACGTGCCAGTAATAGTAACACCAGCAGCAAATTATGAATCAATATATAAGTTAGACCCACTAGATAATAGCAACACTGTGCAGCTAGTAGCGGATATAATAAGCAAGACAGAACCAGACTCACCATTCAGTGGAGTGGTAGAGGTGGAGTGTTTTGATGACAAGCTATACTTCAATGCTAGACAGAGAGGCCTATGGAGATATGATCCAGGTACGAGTGATCTAGTTAAGCTACTAGACATATCTGAAGTTGGATCATCACCGGAGCATACTACAGGTAGTGATCAACATGTATCATCGATAAAGTCTCTAGGGGATATGCTAATAGTTTCCACAGAATCAGATTTATTGGTTACATATGATGGACTAAACTTCGATAGTATACTGTCCCCAGGACAAGATTCATTTAAGTCCATAGGAGTAGAAGACAAGCCCAAGATACTGGGCAACGATGTTGTAGGTTACTACTTCATATATAATCTACCAGGAGGAATATAATGTTTGTTCACAAGATAATTAAGAATCAGGCTGGAGAAGCTGAGGCATCTGCATCGGCAGACTACAGTGACTTTGAAAACATGACTGCATCCATAGTGTCAGGTAGTAGATTATATATGGCAACAGATTCTTCGCAAGGTGACATAAAGTGGATAGATCTAACTGAACCATTTCCAAGTTTCGGTAATGCTCAATCAATAAAGTTTCTCAATGATGGAACTGGTGCCGGGTATAGGGTTATACAATTAGATATTATACAAAACAAATTACTAATAGTTTCTCAGAATCAATTAACAGGAACATACTACCTACATAGGGCGGACATGGACTTCTCTAACCCAGTAGAAATAAGACAATCTAATGGTTACATAAGAATAGGAACAGCATGAATATTAATCTATCAGTATCAATTAATCCAAACACACTACAATACACAGATGATATCTTCATAGTAGATGATACAGTAAAAGACTATAATCTATTCATATCACCATTCTATGCCATAGAGTCAGATATCTTAAGTATCTTCATGGAAGATGAAACAGCTTACCTTACTCAGGTATCTAAGCTAATATTTGAACAGTCAATAAAAATAGATGATAAGCTTACAACTAGAATAATAGCTGACTTAGGACTATCTCCTCAGGAAGCATTTAGGCTTAAGCGGGAGTATGTAATATGTTCTGCTGTATATAAGTTCGGTAGAGTATTTCATAAAGACTTCATTAAGTCCGTCAAGAAGTCTAAGTTCTTAGCTGACCTAAAGGTATCACTTGATATAGAAAAGGATACAGGTATGCTTACTTCTCTTCTTAACGATGCAAAGAATTGCATGGAAGAAATAGAAGGTCTAATTGGTATATCAACTGGGTTCAGTTCTTTTGTTAAGGGCGGCAGTAATCCATGCAACTATACATCCTATAGACAGTGGTATCCATCTATGGGTAATAATACTCCAGCAGTATCAATAGCAGCAGGCAAAGTATCTGCATTCTGCAAGAAGTATAAGATAGGTGTCAACTAATGATAGAAGAGTTAGATCTTAGAAAAGAACTTATCGAGCTATTCACTGGTGAGGACTTTGGCAACGAGAAGAAGATACCATACATACTTAGAAGAGCACGAAGAAAAGAAAACCTTCTACCGGTAAGATGTCCTGCGTGCTGGAATGAAGTATCTAAAGAGGGCCGACAAGGATGCTCTGACTGTGATGGTCTTGGCTTCTTATGGGATGAAACTATCATTAACGGATTCATGTACTTCATATCTAAGAACAATACAGTAAGGTCTTATGATTATTCATCAGAAGCAGGTAGGTCTGAGAAGTATGGGATAGGTTTAATAACAGATTATACAGGAGTCATTCTTAATGGAGATATGATATACTTACCTAGAATGACAGCATCAGGTGCAATACTGACTCCAATAATATTAGAAGAAGAGTACCTTACAATAAACACTAAAAAATATAGGTTAGATAATAACAAGTTAGAGTTTAATTCTATAATTCTTACAAGGGTTAAGTAATGAGTGATTTTGATTCAATAGTTCAATCGATAAAGATGGACTCACAGAAACTTAAGGGCAGATACAGCCCCCAAACACATCCAGAAAGTGGCCCTAACTTCATTGACATAGATGGATTTATTGAGGTATTATATTCACTACTAGAATCTAATGACTATATCCTTAAAGAAGGTGATGAGCCATCTTTAGATAAATTCGTTTTTACAGAAGAATATCCTGATGAAGAAGTTGATAATAGAAATATCGTCACATTCGAAATTCAGAAAAGATCACCAGCATGCTTATCTTCAAATGAGGAACCATTCAAGGGCACTAAGTATTACAGACCATTATATCTTGGAGACGAGAATGATGGTAATGCAGGTGGTAGGATAATACATCTTCAATCTATTTATGACAATAGATTGAGGTTTAAATGTTGGTCTGGTAAGACCTCACAAGCTAGAAAGCTGGCATCACTTTTTGAAAGTATACTTATTAAGCATTACTATTCATTGAGGAAATATGTACCAGTTTTAATTTATGAGGGCAGAGGTGATGGAAGGGTAACTAATGAGTACGGTGCCAATAGGTATCAAGGTATAGCATTAGATTTCTTTCTTAGAACAAATGAACGTCTGACCCTAAGAGAACAAGAAATTGTATGTTTTGAAGAAAGCATACGGTTAAAAAAATAAATAGGAGCCAATAATGGCAGCAATAAAATATAAGAACCTACCTGGTGTAAACCTTGAGTTGCTTGATGGAAATCTTCAGATTGACTCAGCAATCACTGGTCCAATCGTATTAATAGTAGACACAGCATACTCTGGTCCTTCTAATTTTCAATACTTAGTGACTGACTCAAATGAAGCGAGTGCCATCTATGGTTCAGACTCTCCGTTAATTAGCAAGCTTTCAGAAGTTAAGCTAGGCGGAGCTCAGAATATAGTTCTTTACAGAATTGGTGGTGAAGCAGCAGAGATAGTTGATCTATTCGGTGCTGATACTTTACTAGCAACAAGAGAAGAAACAGTAGCGGCAGGTGGCAAGTTTAATGTATACATTGGACCAGAGCCTTCTAATGCGCTTAAGTCATGTATCATAATCTTTCAAGGCGATACAATTGTTTATTCTAATGCAACTGGTGCAATAGTAGACTTAGGTCTATTTAACATCGTTGGATTTGATAAAGACGCATTTGCTCTAAGGGCAGGCACTCCAACAATCCCTGTTAAATTTGAAGACGTAATCACTAGCCTAGTAGCTGATGGTACTCTTAATACAACAGGTGATGGAGTTGAGACAACTTGGGATCTACCAGGTAATACTGGTGCAGTAGTTTCTTCTGCTAAAGTAGATGCTGTAGATGCAACCTACACAATCAGTGCTGGAACAGGTACTGCAGGCGCAGATCAAATTGTATTTGACGCAGCTCCAGCTAACCTAGGAGTTATAGTAGTTGAATATTCAACACCAGCTACAGTAGCAGGTGCCACATATTCTGCTGGCGAGAACAACATTACAGGTAATTGGAAAAAGTATTATGAGTTACTAGATAAAGCATACGCAGATCTAGAAACAACTATCGCTACTGAAATAGTAGTTGGTAAAGCAATACTAGATGCTCCAAATATTGCAGATGGTAGCGTAGCAGCTGATAAGCTTGACTACCTATTAAAAACAGAAGCTCTAGGTGAAATAACTTATGAGTGGGGAACAGAAAAGATTCAGTATGATGATGGGGCTTCAGGCCTAACTCCTGATATTAATCTTGCTGCACTAGATTCAAATGGACAGCCAATAGTATCTAAGAGATTTAATGAAGTTAACTTCGTACATCAATTAGGTTCATGGTGCCATGCTATCACACAGAATGAAAGATTTGTTCTTGGTGTAATCGGAACCTCTCAGGCTATCGCCAATACAACTTCTGCTGTAGCTAAGTGGATAGGAACATTACCTCAAGAAGATTTCTCAGGAAACATTATAGCTAATGGTTCTGGTTTACTTGGTAATAAGTTCATGTCTGGTAGCATAACAAGAGCAGCTGGTTTCTTTGAAACTGATTCAGGTTTCCCAGATGGAAATCCACAAACTGATTCTAATGGTACAGTAATAGATATTGGTAAATACCTATCAGTGGTAATGGGATCTGTAAACACTCCAAACCTAGGCTCATTTGGCTTAAATGCTAGAACAGCTAATGGTGCAGGTCTGTATGCTGGATTACTTTCTACTATTATAGCTGGTGAATCAACTACTAATAGATTAATACCTAGAGTATCACTACCTTACACGATTAAGAAGACTAAACTTGACGAGCTTGCAGGTGCTGGATATGTTTCATTCCAGAACAAAACAGTTGGTACAGTTGTTGTGTCTGGTGAGTTAGCTACTTCTGATGCATCTGATTACGATTACGTTTCAACTGCAATCATAGTATCAACAGTCATTAGAAACATAAGAACAAGATTAGAACCATTTATTGGTAAAGGTCTTAATCAAGTAACTGTGGCGGCTGCGCAAACAGCGGTAGAAGCTATCTTCCAAGATGCTGTTGCCTCTGGCTCAGTTGTTAAGTATTCTGCAACAGTTCTAGTAGAACCTGCAGAAAATGGAAGAGGTAAGCTACGTATTCCAATTACAATCGTTCCTGCATTTGAGCTAAGAGAAGTTAATACTTCAGTTAAACTAGCATACGATATTTAAAATATGAGGACGAAAGTCCTCTAACGATTCTTAGGAGAATTAATAAATGGCAGATTTAAAAACATTCCACAGCTTTGGTGGTACTGACATTCATGCTGTGTTTGGTGACGAAGTATTTGGTGAGCTACAGATGGTTTCATATAAGACGGATAGAGAAAAAGCTCCCGTTTATACTATGGGTTCATCTGATCTTAGAACAATTGCTCGTGGGAAAAGATTGACTTCTGGTGCATGTGTCTTCGTAGTATTCGAAGAAGATTCACTACTTAAGGCAATGGCAGCACAAGCTGGAGATAGTCAACCTTATCTTGATAAAACCTTTACAGCTAATATCAATAACGATGTTGCTGGTGGAAGTGTTGATCTTGACGAGAGTGGCCTGGATGTAAGTAATCTAAGTATAGATACATTCACACAGCGAATGTCTGCTCAGCTTGCTGACCAGTTACTACCATTTGATATCACCCTTGTTGGTGCTAATGAATATGGTCAAAGTTCAAAAATGACAATCCACGGTGTAGAACTTATGTCTGAAGCCGGCGGAATATCAATAGATGATCTAGTAATTGAAAAGCAAATGTCTTTCATAGCTAAAAGAATTACTAACTGGAAGAAAATATAATTTTATATGTCACTAGCTGATAGTAAAGTTATAAGTTCTGTTGGGGGCTCTAGCACACATATTGTGTTAGAGTTTCCTGACATAGGTTATATCTATATGGGCTCTGTAGTGTCACTGTCCTATAATGTTTATAGAGATAAGGCACCCGTATTCAATTGTGGCAACACAACTGTTAGCGGATTTGCTATAGGTAAAAAATATGTAGCAGGCTCAATGGTTAATATAATGTTTTCCAAAGATGAGCTATCAGAGTTTATAGATAAATATAACTTGTCGGAGCAGCTTAAGAATACTGATATAGCTGACTTTGCAAAGAAACAAAAAACAGATCAATCTCTAAAAGAGATGCACACATTCATGAAAGACGACTTAACGTCTTTTAATATACATTGTATATTCACATCAGAATACAGTAGCGCTGCTAGAAAAATAACTATCTATGCTGCAAACTTTATAAACAATGGCCAGGTGATGTCGATAGACGACATAATAACAGAGAGCACAATATCCTTTGTAGCTAAGGACCTGAAAGAGCAACACTCATTAGCTTCAGACATAACTAATCTAAGACCCAAGACTCATGTATTAACTGGATCAGAACTAGTTTCAAGATGCGATGGTACCTATAGAGGTAAAGAAACATTGATAGTTAAAGATATAAATTCTGACAGCTTAAGAGTCTCAATTGATAATTTGAGTACTTCATGAGTGCTTATACTAATTATTATACTAGTGCAGACACTAGCGTATTCATAGAGAATGGTCAGACTGGCAGTAGTGTTATGATAGATACTCTTGCTGGTATAGGCTGGATGGAAGGATTAACTTCTGGACCAGTATCTGGACTAGGTGAATCAAGATTCGGATTCATAAACTCCGGTAATGTATTAACTAATGGTATGATACAGTTAAACTTCACACATCAAAACTACTTGCAGTGCATACTTGAATACGTGATGATATCACAAATAGAGCCAGGACTTTCAGTAGAAGAAGCATTCAATTCATTAAGCTTAGAGTACCTACAAGAAGATATAAGAAATCGTAAGGCTTTAGCTATAGCAAAAGAATCTAAGCAAGGCATACAATCCTTCCCTCAGGGCTTCAATATTAGAGTTGTCTTTAATAATGGAAACCTATATCATGATGACATTAATAGGACATTTTTACTTAAGCAATGTAAGATAGTTGCATCAGGAATGTCTCCAACAGTAGCCGATGATGGCCAACTCATACATGAATATAAATTTATCGCAAGGGAAGTTGTTACATAATGGAAGTTAAAAACGTAGAAGGGATAACTACAAGTAAAGTAGACCCAGAAGAAATTCAAGAAGTTCAAGAAAATCAAGTAGAAGATTCTATCTCAATGCTATTAGATGCATTAGAGGGAATAAGCGGAGCGCCATCAGAAGCAGATCTAGAACTTTGGAGATCTATACATGGTCAATTTTTCGCATCTAGTATACTTGGTGATGATAATATCTTTATATGGAAAACATTAAAGCGTAATGAATTCAAGCAGATAGCTGGATCAGGTGCTATGAATGATCAACTTTTATATGAAGATGCTGTAGTTAGAAAATGTCTACTATGGCCTAAGCCAAGACCTGAGTGGTTAGTCACTACCGATGCAGGCACCATCCCAACACTGTTTAAGCAGATCATGCATAAGTCTGGATTCGTACCAGATGATATAGCAGTAACATTAATTAAGCCTATTTAAAAATGAACATACTAAGTCTAGGCGAGGACAAGATGTCTATATCTTTTCCTGATGTAGATATAAGTATTGGTGGGCTTCAGTATTCGAATCTAGTCTTTGTAATTAGACTACTAACTTATGATGAAGTATTAAGACTTCTAAGGTTCAACACCAAGAGTGGCCTTTCTGATGCCCTTATAGAAGAGGACGTATTCGATTTAGTTTTTGATAAGATTCTAGGTATAGATGAGCCTATTGATATAGATGACATAGAGGCTGGCATAGTCTCTACTATATCAGGAGTAGTCCAAGCAGAAAGTCTAAAGCATATATATTCCACTGAAGCATTAGTTTCACAATATGAGAATGAGCTATCTGGATTAGATAGTATACAAGCAATAGTATCTAGATATTTTAATACCCCATATGATGAGGTAAGAAGCTATCCTGTAAACAAGTTACTAAAAAGGTTTGCCTTATTTAAGTCTACGTTCCCAGCAGAGGCAGCACTAATATCTGGAGAAAAGGAAAATGGAGAATAACTCTCAATACAGCCAGCCAATAATAAAGATTGTAAGCGCAAGCGATGTAACAGAAGAAACAAAGAGAAAGAAGAGAGAAGAGGCAACTGAGAAACTACTATTACTTGGTGCAGCAAGTGCAGCAGTATTAACTGCAGGCAAGCTATTCAAAGATAATCCTAATGCTCTAAGCAAAATAAATATCCTAAACAACGGAATCCTAGATGCCTCTATACGAGGCATTTCTGGTTCTAAGTCAAACCTAGATTCATACTCCCAATTAAAGGGTGGAAACAAGTCATTCTCAGACGTTATATTAAACGCCGTTAGGAACATGGAGGAGCTATCTCCATTTAAGATACTTAGAACATTTAATCTATCACACTTAATATCACCATTCGCACTAGGTAAGGAGGCATCCTATACATTCTCTGGCCACCAAGTAGAAGCCATGGAAGAGTATCTTGATAAGCTATTAATAAGTGAGAAGAAGTCTCTTACGGCAGGACACAGGAGATTTGGATTAAGAGTGAAAGAAGGGTCACTATTTGAACTTGATGAACTTGGTAACGAAAAAATGTTACTTAAGCATGCAAGAATAGTACCTACTCATATGGATATCAATGGAGGAAACAATGTTGATGGGAAAGGTTCGTATAGAAATAAGGTAATAGAAAAATATGCGAACATAAAAGGTATTACCGAAGATGGCTATTTTAATGTGCTTAAAAGAAAAGGTCATGATCAAATAACTTTAGTAGGTTCAGATAGTTCACATAAGCTGGCTGCCGACTATGGTTTTAGATCGTATTCAAGATTAGCATTTGAGAGAGGTGCCAAGGTATTTGATAAACCTTTTGCAGACTTAATGGAATACTTGCCAGACTCTAAAATAGCAAGATGGCTAGGTGAATCAGTAACATTTAACATGGGTACAGGTGGAGACTATACACAGTCTATACCAAGATCATTAATGCTGATGTCTAAGAATATAGCAAAGAAGTCACTCATGATTGGAGGAGCTTACTTAGCCGCAGATTCATTCGCAACTACATTTGCACCAGAAGATAGTCCTTACTCAAAGGGGATAATACCTGGCATATCTACATCAGTAGTTAATGCACATATTGGGTACGCAGAAATGATATCTGATAACTTCCAGGACTATAAGGAGGAACAAGAGTATCTAGCACCAGGATCAACTAGTCTACTAACGTTAGCAGGACTACCGTTAGCTGGAGCAATGCATGGTGGTATGGCTTCGTACTTTACTAGGCTTGGCCAGACTACTATTAAGGGACATGAATACTCTGAGCTAGCACAGAACACCGAGAAGGTATTACCTTTCATGAAGAAGGGTATGACTAGGAATAAGAGATGGGCAATGATTGGAGCAACTGCTGGGGCCATAGCAGCCATACCATTTCTACCTGGAGCATTAATCGGAGAGAGCTCTGAAGACCTGAGGGCCGAATACTCTGGTGAAAAAGATGTGGCCATTAAGCAAAACAGATGGTGGTTCTCTGGTGGTACTGAATACGATGGTCAGAAGACTAAGTATTTCACTAAGGGCTGGTATGCCAGAATGATGTCTGAGGGTGAGACTAAGTCTCTATATGGGGATAAGGAAACTAAAGACTCTATGAATCCTTTTTTACACCCACTCGATTATCTAAGAGATCCATATAAGTTCGAAAAGATGCATGAAGAAGATAGGCCTTATGCTGTATGGGGAATGGATGTATCATTCGCATCGTTCTTCGGCAAGACATTCGAGAAGACTATCGGTTCTATCATTAAGCCAGACATCATAAATCCAAAACTAGAACAGTACCTATCTGACAAGGAGCCTGGTACTCTTCAAGTAACAAGTCCACTAGGGTCAGGAGCACCAAAAGAACTTAGAGGTATGGCTACAGGTACTGCTGACCTAATAAATAATGCAATAGAAACAAAGACTTATAACTTTACTGTACCAGTAAGTGAGAGAGATGCCTCACTCATAGCTGACGGCATGATGCTGCCTCCACCATCTGCACAATACAATCCACTAGAAGAAGCTGGTAGCTGGTCATTCGGTGCACTGAAAGACTTCATGGGTCTTAAGGGTTGGGCCTTAGGCCTTATGCAAGATGATATGGATATGGATGGGATACTTGCTCCACAACTATCTAGATCAGGTGAGGCTACAAATAGTGCTAGAGCATTCAAGGATATGAACTTGGGTGGTATGTTTGGCATGACAGAGGCACAGCGTAGATTCTTACCAACATCATCTGGTAGTGTATATGATAGAGTTAATCCATTAAAGAATAGCATGCCATCATGGCTACCTGGAGATGAAAGTAACTACTATCTTAACTTTAGTACTGGTGATCCATATACAAAATTAGAGAATGGTGTATTCAGATTACCTGGCGCAGGATATCAGGCAATACATAAAGAGCTAGAGGGATTTAATCCAGAAGATTATCCAGACATATTCAAGCTAAAGATTCTTTCCGATGTTGCACTAGGTTCAGATGCCTACTACGATGTAAAGAATAGAATAGACAGCAGAGAAGAGGCAGGAACATTAACTAAGCATGAAACAGGAATGCTTTCTGTTATCAGAGATCAGGAGACAGAAAGAGGTCAGACTAAGAAGTTCCATGAGTATAAGACTGATGAACAGTTAAAGAATGTTTCTGCAGTAGGTAAGGCGCTTAATTCATACTGGGAAGGAGTAACTCATAATGCTGAAACACCAGCAGAGTACCTAACGTTCTTCAGACCAGCAGGTAAACTTTTACATCAGAGAACAGCCATAGAGGACTATGAGAAAACTCAGCTATATGGATCTGACCTAGCACTGTGGAATAAACCTATCGAGCACTTCATAGAGCCTGCTATTGATACTACTATATCTAAGTTTGATGATTCATATGTTCCTGAAGATATTATCGAAAAGCGTGGCGTTGAACAGTACTTTGATAAGCTTGAATATGTTAAGCAGAGAAGGCTATATAATGAAGCTACTAATGCTGGAGACTTCAAGCAAGCAAGAACACATAAGTCTGCATATGAAAAAACAGTTCATGGGTCATTGGCGTCTAATATAGACTCTGAGAGAGAATTACTCAGATCTTATATTGCGCTACCAACAAATGAGAAACCCTACTTTGCAGCATTTGTAAATGCTGATACAGAAGATAGAGGTGAGATACTTAAGATGCTACCAGATGATATCTCTGGAATATATCAAACCATATGGAACAGGAAAGACACGGCAGAAAGAGCATCCGCAAAAGGCGAGAATGTTAATGAGGCACTTAAGAAGCAAGCACAACTTGAAGATGATATACTTAGAGAAGAGAACCAAGATGAATATAATAATTATAGATCATCAAATAAGAACGGAACATTCAAGGAGCATATAGCAGACAAGCAGGCAGAAGAGTTTATATCTGAAGTTACAGGTATGCCTGATGAAGACTTTGTTGGATGGGACCCAAGGATAGACTTAGAAGATATTAAGCTTAGAACACTAACCTTAGGTGATGAAGACATACATGATTTTGGCTTCTGGAAATCTGACAAAGAAAGGTTATCTAGAATGATTGCAGTACTACAAGAGGAACAGGTGGTTTCTCAAATAAAAGATATAAAGGATGCTTTAAAAGAAAAGCATAATCTTAAGGAAAGCATAGCACAAATGCTATATGAAGAAGGGTTCGAAATCAAAGACTTAGAGATACGTCAGGGACAAGAATCTGGAATAACTTTAAACGTAGAGAAGTAATATGATTAATCCAAAATTAATAGGTGGAGGAATAGGTGCAAGCATAGGAGCCTATTCTCAGACAGGCGATGATAGCTATGGAACAGATATGGCAGGTGCTGCAATAGGTGGCGCAGCAGGCTACTATTCGGTGTATGACAACCTACCTAAGTTTAATCTTAAGAATAAGAGTACCTCTCTAAAGTATAAGGTAGATGCTACAGATAGCTATTCAGACTTAATGAATAAGACTATGGAAAATCTGGATAACAGATTATCTAAAATAGAAGGATTAAGAAAAAGGGCATCGGATAGCTTCAAGAAGGGCTATGCTGGTATTGAATATACAGATAGAGCAAATTCATTAACGGAAATACTTAATCATAATCTATTTGTAGGTGCTGGCCTAGGAGACCCTGATGAGTACGTGTCTACTATTTATGGTAAGTATAGTGTTGGTTCTGAAATAAATGCAATGAATATTAGAGACATGGTTAAGTCAGGTACATTAACTGAAGAGCAGCTAAGAAGCATATCTCAAGCGTCTGGCTTTTCACAGAAGATTGTAGGTGAACAAGACCTTTCAAGTATAGGTTCCCCATCTCAAAGGATGTCACCTATTAATATTCCCGCTGGTAGGTCTGAGAGAAATAAGCTAGACATTATATCTAATCATTACTCAACGATACTAGGGCATACAAAAGAAAGAGCAGAAGAGAAAGCTAGGATTCTAGTTGGTGCGATGGGGCACCATGATCTAACTCTTGATCAGTATGGATTGACAGCATCTGATGGTAGTGATCGTGTAAGATATCCCCTAACTGGATATAGTGAGGATGGATTAAGATACTCATATAGTGGAAACACTAAGGTTGTGTCTAAGCAATTTAATGCTATGGGTAGACTATATTTAGATGGAAGAGAAATGAATGGAAAGAAGGTGACTCATGAAGATGTATTAAGAGGATCTGATCCAGAAGAAATACTGATGTATCAAGGTAGAAAAGATATAACATCATTAAAACAAACTAAGAGTATGCTAGATAAGTTTACAGAATATGTTGGTGAGGATGCATTAAGTACTGGAGATAAGTCAAGTGCACTAGGTAGGATAAAAAGTAGCACAATTGAATTAGGTATGGCACTTGATTTTAATAGTGACAATGAGTTGATATTTAGAAAACTAACAACAGTAGGCGAGGGCACTTCTAAAGCATCAGAGGCATCTAAGATAGTTGGTAAGCTAGCTCAGGATGCAAAGTATGATGCATATGAACGTATGTCAATAAACTCAGTAACACAAGTCATTTCTCCAGAAGCAGCAGGTAACTGGAGTATAGGTGCATTCCCTACAGAAGAGGCCGGTGCATCTAGAGTAAACTTTAGAGGACAACTACCATTAGACGATGGTGACTTCGGTGAGAATATAATGAAGTCTGAATACATAAAGGCACAGGCAGCTAGGGGACAGAAGGGGGCTAAAGACCTATTAGATAGTTCGGTACAGGGTTATCGCATAGATGCATCTTCTGATATTGGAAAGATATCAAGTATGCTATATGGATCTGATGTAACACTTGGTGATGGTTATTCTTTATATAATGAAAAGTATGCATCATCTCTTGCAGGCACAGAAGCTATTAAGACAGTTATACCAAACCTAGGGTCCGCAGAAGCACCTAAGTTTAATACTACACTAGACTTTGCTAGCATAAAGGAATTAATAGATAGTGGTGAAGGCTTTAAACTTGATCAGGGAATATATGGTTATGATGGAGATGGTGCTCCACTCAAGCTTGGTAAGCAGCATTCATTCGCATACATAGATAGCATTAAGAATACACCTGAAGGAATAGAGTTGTCTGGTAAAGGAATCTACATGCCAGGAGAAAATGATATCGTTAAGGTATTCGGCACAGCATCCAAGTCAGGTGGCACAGTTGTAGATGAGAGAACATTTAGCAAGATAGCGATTATGTCAGCACTTGAGTCAGAAGGTAAGTTAAGACTAAATAAGGATGGCAGCAAGGTTTCTTTCTTAGGAAAGAGCATGCTATTTGATGATCTAGATAAGCATCTAGAGAAGGGATACGATAGCTACATGAAAAAGTATGACCTTGTAGGTAAGTCATTTATGATATCTCGTGCAGAAGATTCTGGCTTAGGAGACATACAAGAAATACTTGCAGGTAGATATAATGACAATGATTTTGCAAAGAAATATGGTGGCATAGGTCAAGACAATTACGTTAAAGAATTTATGGCATCTAATAGTAGAAATGAGAAAGCTAACATAGCTAGACTTATGATGGCAGTAACTGATAATAAAGGTAATGCAGACGTCTGGCAGACCGCTGGTGAGCACTTAACTAGAACTGGACAAGTAGATAGGTTAGCTCAACTAGAGGCTATAAAGGGTGCTATGAGCTCTCCTGGTGCACAAATAAATATGCCTACACTTAAGAATATAATATCTGAAGCATATAAAGATAAGAATGTATTCTCCAATACTACAGTTACAGCCAATGTTGGTCCAGCAATAAGTGGTGCAGGCAATACTGGTTCCATATCTTGGCTTGAACAATCAAAGCTTATGATGGATGGATTAAGTAAAGAAGATATCAGGAGCATGGGTAAGGTAAATCAGGCAGCAGTAATGGAAGTCCAGATGCTGATTGACTCTACAGAATCAGGAAGCATAGATCCTAATAAACTAAAGTCACCAAATTCTTTATCAGATATATTAAATAAAGATACTAGTCTTAGAGCTGGCATACTAGAGAAGGCTGGGGCAAAATTACAACCAGGAAAGCAACACGCCACATATAATCTATCAGAAGAAATATTAGGAATGAAGTCTATACCTATTGCATTAGCAGATACTGGTTATGCTGGTACCTTAAATATAGGTGGAGAAGATGTTGTTAAGACTCTAGACAAGAAGCGTGCTGCGCTAATGGTAGCTGACTTAAGTCTAAGAGATGCATCTGGTAAACATGAAGATCTAGTAAGACCGTTAAGGGAGCAATACAATAAGGCTGCCGAAGACTTATCTAAGACCTATCAAAAGATTGGACCTAGGCTTGCGAAGAAAGCAACTAAACTAGAAGCGATAGGATCTAAAATACAATGGGCTAAACCAGCAGGTGGTATGGCACAGAGATATGTAGATCTGGTTGGAGGTAATGCAAACTCAGCACACTTTATGAGTAGGAATAATGCATTAAATTTTCTTAAGGATGCAGGTATGATAGAAGGCCAAGATTTTACTATTGAAGATGTTAACAAGAAAGGAGTAAAAGGTATAAGTAAAATTATGCTTGCCAATGGCTTACCGTTTATGAACCAAACATCAAGAGAGCCAGTACAGGGTCCAGGTACATCAATTGCATCTGAGATGTTAATTGACGATTCAATTAGGGGTGGTAAAGATTCAATACATTTTGCAAACATGGCAAATGAAAAAAAAGCATTCATGTCAATAAATGCAGCTATGGATTTTGATGGTGACCCAATAAGAGTTCTACCTATAAAGGGTATGAGTCCAGAAAAAATGGCTAGACTAAAGGCTAATAATTCAAGAGTCGTAAGGGCCCTATCGGAGATAAGTGATGTAGTAAAAGAGCTTAGTCCTAAAGGATCAGAGAAGAAGGCTGTATCAATGGTTGGAAAGTCACCAGATGAACTTAGGGCCTATAATACTGCCGCTGGCTTAAAGGGTAGATATAGAAAACCAATAGCACCTTTAGCCACAGGAATATCAGTAGACTTTCAGGAGGCCATAAACAACTCCAGTCTTAGTGAAGAAAGAAAGATACAGGCAAGAGAGCTAGCTCACTCGTTGTCAGAAAATATGCTTAAGTCTAAACATAGAGACACACTAAAGTTTCTTGAGAAACCAAACGGAGTCATCGAGGGATTACTAGAAGCTCAAAATAAGTGGCTAGCTAAAGATGGAGGAGATGAAGGATTCAGAAATAGCTTAAGGGGATTCTTAGATGAATCACTTGGAGGTAAGATAATGGGTTCTGGTGATAATAAACTTATTAGTAAGTATACTCAAATGAGAGAAGATTTAATTAACTCATATGCAAATAGCTCTACCAAGAAGCAACTATCAACTAATTGGTCTTTAATGGATATATCTGGAGAGGTTTATGACAAAGATAGACCTGGTATAAGGAAGATGGTTGATGCAATAAAGACTGCAACAATGGAAGGTGGTGGAGTTGGTCCATTATCGGAAACCATCGAATCTGAAGATGCTATGGAAAACCTAGCCCATAAGAGTAAAACTGTATATAATGAGGTTAAGTCGGGGATAGTTGATTTTGCATCTAAGAATAAGAGTAAGTTATTGCCAGCCGCATTAGGACTAGGAGCCATAGCTATGCTCTCTGGGACTAGAGCTCCAGAACAACATTCATCAACACAGCCAACAACTGGTGGTGGCCCAAGGCCACTAGAGCCACTAAGAGATAGAAAGGCTTATACTAGGAAGTATAAAACAGAAGGTGACAACTACAACGCTGTAGCCTCTGTTAAGTCAAGTGCAGAAAATGTCCAGAGAAATAATCTAAATAGAGTTCTCTATGGTGATATGGTTACTAATGCACAAATAAATATAACGGATAGGTCAGGGATACTTTAATGAGTGAAGAGTTCATTATCAACAATATAAAACTAAAGGTTAATCCAGATGACATAAGTGTCATCCAACATAGGAACCTGAAGACTGCACAATTTATAAGAGATGATGCAACATACACATCTAAAAGTATATTCCCAAGAACTTCTTATAACATATCATTGTCATTCGATCTATCAGATTCAACTGAAGTAGAAAGATTAGTCACCCTAGCAACACAGGTTGATATGTATCCATTTGCATTCATTGAATCAGATAGACTGTCGACCTATATAGGTAATAGCTATAAGGCAACTAATGGTTTTCAGATATTTGGCATACAGGAATATTCATTCACCCAGACAACAAATAGAGAAGGCGTGGTAATAGTTAACCTTAATCTAATACATTTTAATTACATTCCATTCTGCGCTGGGTTTGGTTTTTATGATGTGTCTGAGAGAAAGAAGAGAAGTAAAACTCTAACCGGTGGCGCTAAAGAAGAGATCGAGTATGTGCCAGTAAGTGTATCGACACCTTTCCAATCTAAAATGTTCGCATCTTATTTTGGTCCAGAAATCAGAGAAAGACTCTCTAAGGTTAATGAATACGGTTCAAGTGAAAAGCCTAATTCATTCTTCGCCATAAGATATCCGGATATCCTAGCAGAAAAACCTCCAGAAGATTCAGACTTCGAAGAAATTATAGTAACTTCACCTGGTGGTATCACTAATATAGCTGAAGGTAGTAAAGAGACCCCTTCGGATAAGATGAGCATATGGGTTAGGTGGAACTCCTTAGTTAATGATAATAATAAGGTGAATCTAAATGAAACGAATAGAGTAGTAGAAGTTATAAGTGTAAGTAAGTCTAATAACTTTGCAGTACATAGATTAACTGGTTGGAGCTTACCGGTATTACAATACATGGGTAAAGGTCCATCTAGATATCAGGTAAACTTCTGCCTTGATTCTACTGGTTCATATCAAAAGGATTCAGACACAACAAGTCCAGTGACATTTATGAAGTATGCAACATCTAAAATAGATGTTAACTATATGCAGAACAGAGCATACGATGCATATAATGTATTAAAGGTAGACTGCTTACTGACATCTATACTTCCTTCATTTGGCTTTGCAGTAGACTCAGAATCAATACAGGCATCAGCATACGATCAAGGTAAGGATGTATATGCATACTCATTAAAAGAATCAGACGTAAGAAAGCTTATGGATAGAAGTAAGTACACTAACGCTGGAACTAAAGAAGTTGATATACAAGCATCAATAATGATACGGGTTATTAAAAGCATTACTGATGAGTTTATAAAGACAAAATGGTACAAATCATTAACCGCACAAGAGAAGGCAGATACTTTTCTTGCAGTAACTACATTTGGTATCACTGCAGTAGGAGACTTTATTTACGACTCAGAAGCTGAACAGTTATACAATGTTCTACTAGATCTAAATCAACAGCTTGTCCGTAAAGAAAAAGAAATGGCCAAGACAGAATTCGACAGTAGGTTCCCAACAGTACAAACAAGAAGAGGGGCAAGGACCACTCGTGATAGAAGCAGTAGAATAGATGCATTCCAGAGATCAATGTCTCAGATAGACCCATTAGACTTTAGGAACTCTACTAGACTACTAGATGAAAGACTTAATCCAACTGGTAGATTTCGAGGTGATGACTTACTTAAGATAGATAGGTCCTTGGAGCAAGTGTTCTATAAGATACTGAGAATGGCTGACGCCGGCAATAAGTTCTGTTCACAAGCAGTTAAGTATGTAGATCTAATACAAAATAACTACAATAATATAGTAGAAGACTTTAATGGTGAGGCTATTGATGACCTGTATATAGGCAATAGATTAGGAGTTAATGCTGGAGCACTTAAGGAGTATGGGTTTGAGGACCCAAGAGACATACCTCCATTCTTTTTTATAAGACAAGAGCGATACATGAACGCCAGCCTAATGAAAGATCAAATAGATACTATTGACTTTACAATAGAGGACATAGGTAAAGCCATTCAGAAAACTGCTAGCAATGGCGGAGAAGAGGTCGGGCTTAGCCTTAAGAATGTAACACCCGATCTTAATAACTCTGACATGAGTAAATCAAAGCTGAGCGCTTCAATGTTTATGTCAGGACGTGTTGAGATAGATGAGCAAGAAGGTAATACATTTAAAGACGTATTTAAGTCGGAGACAGAAGAAGAGGTAGATCCATTCGGAGACAAGGACTTAAATTTATTTCATTCAAAGAGAATGGCTTACTCATATGAGCATGGATTAAATCTTGCATTCCCAGCAATGAAGGTTTTTCTTGTTGATGGAGATGAGACAGAATTAAAAAATTCCTTATCATTAAGAAAGCATACATACTATGAGATTAAGGGAATATCTGAACTGAGAGTTGGAACAAACTCTGATGATAATCCAGTAGATGTTCTACAGATGAGTATAGCCAACCCTGGATCAGTATATACCGATGATCATGTTGCATTTAATGCAGATAAAGATAATAAGAATCCAGAACTGAGTAACACTACTGGTGAGAATAGGTTCCCAGTTAACGAGATAAGAATAAGACCTGGGAATAGACTACATGTTAAGGCAGGTTATGGTAACAATCCAAATGAGCTTGAGACCATCTTTAATGGTGTAATAACTCAGGTAGGTGGAGAGGCTACGCTAACAGTTGAAGCTGAAGGTTTTGGTAGAGAGTTAATAGCATATGAACATGGTGATGATCCATCCGATGATAACTTTTTTATGAGTGCAGACACTGACTCAATTATAGCAAGTGCATTATACTCAAGTGAAATAGAGCATTTCGGTACGATGAAATGGCATCTACCTTTTCAGGCTGGCCCAGACCCAGAAGCTAGATCACTAGGTTCAATTAGTCCATTTGGGCTGTTTGCATATAGCGCTAAGACAAGACTGTTCTCAAACATATTTAGTGAGTCATTAAAGTTAGACACATTTAAATCAAACATAACAGGAGTATTCGACATATTTGGAGGAAGACAAGCAGCCTACGATTTCCCTATATATAGAAGTACCCCATGGAATATGCTTAAGCAGATGGAGTACAGACATCCAGGTACACTATCAAAGCCAGTACTATATGGAGATAGACATTCATACTTCTTTGGAATTAAAGAGCAGCTATATATCTATAGGGATTTAGCCAATGGGATAATGGCTGAGTCATCTACCTTAAGAAATATATTTGGTCCACAGAATAAAAATACACTTTATAAAAAGTTAAGAAGTAAAAGATTTAAGCCAGTTTGTGACTTTCATATATTCTCATCAGACCATAACATAATTGAAAACAACCTAAGAGTAACAGACAATTTTAATACAGTACTCAATGTTCAATATTATGGTGATCAAAGTAAAATAGAAGATGGAGACTTCGACTATTATGAAATGAAGATAGATGATAATCTAAAACCTTCAGCTCATAGGCGAGGAGAGTTTTCAATGCTTGGTATACATGGTAAGTATATGGCATACAAGTATGGATCAGTAGGACTAAGAAGAGAAGCAGAGAAGATGTATGATGGTACGATATGTGTAATAGGTAATCCAAATATTAAAGCTGGAGACTATGCTGGTCTGTATGACGAGTATAGATCTTTAAGAGGTATAGTTAAGATAAGAGAATGTGTACACGAGTTCTCTCTTAACGGTGGATATGTTACTAAAATAACTCCTGGCCTATATTGTGAGTCTGCTCATTTTGATTACTCTAAGTTATTTAGTACATTATTCATAGCAGCAGGTAGGGCCGTTGATGAGATAAAGGTTAGAACAGAAGTATCATTCCAATCAGACCCAACATACTTAAGGTCTATGCTAATGCTAAATATATCTAATGACATTTTAGGTAAAGAGTTCGGCCCAGGTACTGTAGATACAAACTATCAGAATACGGTGGGGGCAGCTTTATCAACAGCTACTACTGCAGGTCTTACAGCAGTGACAATGAGTACTGCATATTCTCTACTTTCTAAGAGTGATAAGATGAGAAAGTTTCTAACAAACGGAGTATTTAAGGCTGCAGACCTTGCATTAAGGGGAGGTGCTGCTGCTGCAAGTTTAACTACAAAAGCTACTGGTGCATTAACCGCAACCTTTGGTACAAGCAGAGTTGCACTACTAGGTGTTACCGCTATAAATACTGCTACCACAGCTGCTAGACTAGGAATAGGTTTAGCAAGAATGGCAGGCCCTATTGGTTGGGCCATAGGACTTGTAATAGGATTGTTTACTGCAAAGCTAGAGGAAATAGAATCAACTAGACAGCCAGTAAGAATATACCCCTTACAATTAAAAGGTATGCCATACCTAGGTGGTATAAATGGATTTAAAGAAAACTCATACTTTGAGTCAGTAGGAGAAGAGATTAAAGGTACGGCAGAAAACATAGCAGTCATCAGTAGGTTTATGACATCTAGTAATGATAGGATATAGTTTATGAAATCAATTATGCAAGAAGAAATTGCAAAGATTAGATACTTTCAACCTTCCTATGAGGAAGGTATAATAGAGTCTGTATCATCAGAAGGTAATAAGTTATTTGTAATAGTTAGAAGACCTAATGTAGATGGTGTTGATAGTAATGGCAATGCCATCAAGGTTGATGGTACACTATTTGGCAATGAAGCTAATCTTAGTGAAGATGAAGTAACACTTACTGAATTAAAGATCCCATCAGATGTAGATCTTAGTCAGTCTATAATTGATCCAGACACATACATAGGTAGAAGAGTCTTAATTAAAATGGTTGCTGGACATCCATCAGGCTGCATTCTTAAGGAGCAAAGTGATCTAGATCCTAGTATAATAACTAAAGAACAGATATATAATGCAAGGATGGCAGATCCAAGTAGAAGTTTAAAATCAGATGCCTCTAAAAGCTTTCTTAAGAAAGAGTATAATCTTACTGATAAGCAAATAGCAACCATTTCAGAATCAACATATGGTAGTGTTAAGCCAAAAGGCTTTAGATTAACAAGCGCTGGAACATCTACCTGGGTTGATCAAACAGAGCAAGATCAGAAAGGAACTAAAGATATTAGTGACACTGCATCTATATCAACTAATGTTCCAGGAACTAAGCTAAGAACTAAAACGTGCTACTATCATGCAAAGGTGTTTTCGGGTAAATGAAAGTAATAAAGTCATCAATAAATTCATTAAGTCATGCAGAGTTTTCTGATACTAATATAAGAATTGCATCAGGACCAATGTCTCTAGTGGTAGATGAACAAGGCGGAAACTTTGTTCAGGGCCCAATATCATTCTCCTCACCTTTTACAAGCATGCGATTTGGTGGAATATTTAAATTTAATCCACTACTATTCCTAGGCATACCATCTACCTTAGTTACTCCAATGCCTACGTTTATAATTGATCCACCAATAAAAAATCTTGGTGCGATGCTATCAACAGCTTCAATAGTTTTATCGGCAATATAATATGGGACAAGTAATAAATAAAGACGTAAAGTTTGACAGGTACGGAGACTATAGTTTCTTTGGAAACGATATTAATACAGTATCTTCAGCTAAGGAT